TTATCGGACAACAAGCAAATCTGCAAATCTCGTAGTGTATCGAGGCGACAGCATTTCACGCTTCATCTGCCACTGCTGCTGTATACCCTGCCCGGCAAAATAGAGCGTGCCCTTTCCGTCCTTTGCATTCAGGTGATCCAGCACTTCCATCAACTTTTCACTTCCGGCACGCGGAGCGCTGTCGTCGAACAGGTTGAGTTGGGCCACGCCCTGGCTGAAGAAGTCACCCAGCATGACACCCGCTTTCTGGTACCGGTGACCGTCCTTCCATATTTTGTCCAGACACTTTACCGCGGCGTTGATGATGTCTCTGCTGTCCTGAGTTGGCGTGAGCAGCCTTACCGATGCGCTGTTTCCGTAATACGGCTCATTAAGGGCAAATGGAGAGGTCTTGACGAAAGCGGAGATAAAACGGCAGTACTGATGCTCACCACGTAGCTTTTCAGCTCCACGGGCCGCATAACTGCAAATCGCCTGCCGCATGTGTTCATAGTCAGTAATACGTTCGCCAAACGATCGGCTGCATACAATTTCCTGCTTTACCGGGGCGAACTCCTCCAGATCCAGGCATGGCTCGCCGCGCAGCTCCCGGACGGTTCGCTCCAGCACAACGTTAAAGTGCTTGCGGATAATCCACGTGCTTTGTTCTGAGAGGTCCAGTGCGGTTTTGATGCCCATAGCGTTCAGCTTCTTGCTGATGCGCCGGCCAACGCCCCAGACATCCTCAACAGGAACAAGCGCCAGTAGCCTTCGCTGCCGGTCGACGTTTGAGAGGTCAACGACGCCGCCCGTCTGCCGCTGCCATTTTTTCGCAGCATGGTTAGCCAGCTTCGCGAGTGTTTTGGTCTGCGCTATGCCGACGCCAACTGTAAGATGCGTCCGCTGTAATATCGTCGCGCGGATCTCTTTCCCAAATTCAGTAAGGTCCCGGCAGTTCCTTACACCGGTCAGGTCGCAAAAGGCTTCGTCTATGCTGTAAATTTCCACGCGCGGGCTCATTTCTTCCAGTGTGGTCATTACCCGGCTGGACATATCTGCATAGAGCTCGTAGTTGCTGCTGAAGCAAACAACACCAGCGCGCCGGAACAATTCCTTCTGCTTGAAGAACGGCTCACCCATCGCTATCCCGGCAGCCTTTGCTTCTGCGCTACGCGCTATTACGCACCCGTCATTATTCGACAGAACGACAACCGGCCGCCCGCGCAGATCGGGTCTGAACACCGTCTCGCAGCTGGCATAAAATGAGTTCACATCAACCAGGGCAAACATCACATCACCGGATTGTCGTCTGTGAACGCCGCAGCGCCATTGATAAAAAAGGTCACAACTCCCATGACATCGACTTCATCTAAAGCATCTCCCTCTATGCTTTCACCGTCTTCGGTGATGAGCGCACCGCCCATAACGACCGCGAACTGTAGCTGGCCGAACGCATGCACCAGCACGCGCGTTCCGTTGGCGGGCGGCAGATCGGGCTGAAAAAGCGCGTAACCACCTGACATTTCGACCAGACATGAATAGCGGTTAACCCCACATAACCGTTTAAGCCTGTATCGCTGAGCGTTTGCCTCCATGGCTCCCCCCAAAACAACTGTATTTATATACAGTATCGTCAAATATGAGAGTCGATCAAGTTGCACAGTGATGCTAAACTTCAGACCTTTCCGAATTGACTGATTTTTATAATGTTAAAGCTCTTTGCTAAGTACACATCGATCGGCGTCATAAACACGCTCATTCACTGGGTTGTGTTCGCTATTTGCATATACGCGTTTCACACAGGTCAGGCTCTTGGCAACTTCGCCGGGTTCGTCGTGGCGGTGTCATTCAGCTTCTTTGCAAACGCCAGGTTCACGTTTAAGTCTTCGACAACCACGATGCGCTACATGCTGTATGTAGGGTTTATGGGATCCTTGAGCGCAACTGTTGGTTGGGCTGCCGATAAGTCCGGTATGGCTCCAATTGTGACTCTCATTCTCTTCTCCGCAATCAGTCTGGTGTGCGGTTTTATTTATTCAAAGTTCATTGTCTTTAGGGATGCGAAATGAAAATTTCTCTGGTCGTTCCCGTCTTCAACGAAGAAGACGCGATACCTATTTTTTATAAAACGGTTCGGGAATTTGAAGGGCTTCAGCAACATGAAGTAGAGATAGTCTTCATCAATGACGGCAGTAAAGACGCGACAGAATCAATTATCAACGCGCTTGCTGTTGCCGATCCACTTGTTGTTCCACTGTCATTCACTCGTAACTTTGGGAAAGAACCAGCTTTGTTCGCCGGTCTTGACCATGCGACAGGTGAAGCGATTATCCCGATTGACGTAGACTTGCAGGATCCTATCGAAGTCATTCCTCACCTGATCGAGAAGTGGCAGGCCGGGGCAGATATGGTTCTTGCCAAGCGCTCTGACCGCTCCACTGACAGCCGGCTTAAGCGTAAATCTGCTGAGTGGTTTTATAAGCTTCACAACAAAATCAGCAACCCGCAGATAGAAGAGAACGTCGGCGACTTCCGGCTCATGTCTCGCGAAGTAGTGGAAAACATTAAACTCATGCCAGAGCGAAACCTGTTCATGAAGGGCGTTCTGAGTTGGGTTGGTGGCCGCACCGATGTCGTTGAATATGCACGCGCAGAACGCGTCGCAGGAAGCACTAAATTTAACGGCTGGAAGCTATGGAACCTGGCACTTGAGGGGATCACAAGCTTCTCTACTTTCCCGTTGCGCATGTGGACTTACATCGGCTTGTTCGTTGCCGGTGCAGCCTTTCTTTATGGTGCATGGATGATATTTGACACGATTGCATTCGGTAACGCCGTGCGTGGGTATCCATCTTTACTGGTTTCTATCTTGTTTCTTGGAGGCATCCAGTTGATCGGCATCGGCGTCCTGGGTGAATACATCGGAAGAATTTATGTCGAGGTGAAGCAGCGCCCTCGTTATATTTTGAAGGATAATAAGTAATGCCTAGAATAAATAGTTATTTTTTACATGCATTATCTTTGTTAGTAATATTTTTTATTACTCTTAGCATTTGCATGCATACACCCATGCATTCAGATGATTATCTTTACGCGTTAAAGGGATTAAGTATTTCTGAGCACTTAAAGCACTATGAGAGCTGGAGTGGCAGAATAGTGGCTGATTATGTCAGCACAGCGATGCTTTCCATTCCTGAATTTTATAGAGCAATAGCAAATTCACTAGCATTGACTTCAAGTGTTTATTTAATATTTCTTATTGGTTCTTCAGCAGGAGAGATAAATAAATTCGATTGCATAAAAATATTAATTATTTTTATGCTTTACTGGGTTAGCAATACAAATTTAGGGCAAACCACTTTCTGGATTGTTGGTTCAGCGAATTATCTTTGGACAAACATGTTCATTTGCGCATACTTATTGTGCGTAATAAAAAGATATAACATCTATTTAACCTCCATTCTCGCAGTGATGGCTGGGTGCTCAAACGAAAATACTGGCGCGGTAGTTGTTATTCTCTCTGGCATTTATTATTTATATAATGCGTATATAATTAGATCTTTACGCCATAGAGGGCTTATTTATACCTTATTGTCTTTAGCGGGATTCATCGCATTAATTGCCGCTCCAGGAAATTATGAAAGAGCCAAATCTTTTAGCGCCTGGTACTCTAAACCTTTAATTGAAAGGCTAGTTGAGCATTTATACTCCAGGATACCCGATGTCATTTCCATCATGTGGCCTTTATTTCTGGCTTTCACAATTATCGCATTAATAAATCTCTTGAGCGAAAAGACAAATAAGAAATCGACAACATTAGCATTGATATTCTTATTTGCGGCATTATCCACATCCTTAATTATGTTTGCAGCACCTTCCTATCCTCCCAGGGCTGCAAATGGCACTTTAATTCTTGTTTTGATTGCTGTATCTTTTTTATTAAAGGATTCTTTTTTCACTTTAACTCAAAAATATTTGACATGCTCATTATTTGCTTTGGTTATATTGTATTTTATACCTCAATACCTTTGGATGTATGAATCTTACAAAGAAACCTTCCATCAGTCAGAGGTTAGAAAGTATTTAATCGACAAGCAAATCTCGCAAGGGAAAAGGGAGTTGAGGATACCTGATTTCTATTTCTCTAAACTTGCCAAGAGTGGAGACAAGTTTGATCCTTACCATAACAAGTGGTCTTATGGAAAGTACTATGGGGTGCTTTCAATTGAAAGGGATATGGCGAAACTGGACTACTCGATTGTATTTAGCGGAAAAAAGATAGTTGTAAACAAAAACATAATTCCACGCCAAGCGGATGTTAAGATCGTTTATATTACAAATGATGGGCGTATTGCATTCGAGACTAACAGAAATATTACCTTGCCAAAAGATGGTGCTCTGAAGATTTTTCTACACGTCAAATACAAAGGGAAAGATAAGGTACAAAATTTCGATTTCTACCCTGACTCAATGAACTTTGATGGTGGTTTTTTAACAGGGGCAAACATTGATAAAGGTGATATCGAATGGATCGAATTCGGTTTATTTAAAGGTCAAGAAAGATATACAGATGTTAAAATAAGTATTTAGCATAGAGGGTGGCTAGGCCACCCTTTTTTATGCAGAAGCATTCACTGTAAGCCAAGTGGTTCCGTTCCATACCCACATTACCGCAGGGTCCCCTGGGTATGATGGCACAGAGGTTCTGTGTGCCTGGATACCCCTTTCGAAACCAGAAGTATTTGCGATGGTTGGTTTCCCAGAAGACAGAATTTTCACATGCCCCCACCCACAAAAGGTAGGAAGGAGGGAAGCTTGGTAGCAGCTAAATATCGAGCCACCAATAAATCCTGATTTCCCTGCTGATACTGTGATGGCTAGACGATAAGCCTTAGTCCAATCGTTTGTTGGTGAAGATATCCTATATAGCCTCCACCCGCCGTGGTTCATGCCATAATATTTGCTTACCTGGAAGTAAACTTGATTAGTGTTATCTTGTGCTTCAAGAGCAATTTGCAGGGGGTTATCACCCCACCAGTAAAAAGCCCCCCTAATATAATCAGTATTTGCCCTGGTAAGATTAACAACTATTTTGCACTGTGCGCTAGCATTAACTACTCCAAAAGCCCTCCCTACTCCGGAAGGCTCTATCACATCAGTTTTAACTACCGCCTCTGATGGTACTATTTGTAGTTGATAATCTACAGGGGCTCCTAGAACTCCATCAAGTAATGACCAGTCCCCAGATGGGCATAAGTTATTTCCAGAAATGCTTAATGTATCTCCACCCTGGTTACCTGAGGTTGCATCTGTCCCGATGAGGTGAGACATATGATCTATGGTGGAAACCCAGCTGCTATATTGCGCCCTTGCCCCAAGAATGGTCCAGGGGCCTCTGACAAATCCATTGCCATTAACTTCGCCGTAAAGCCCAATTACAGTATTTCTTTGCGGCGGAGTGGCGCTATTATCAAGCATGTAACCCTGCGTACCAGAAACATCAACCCCGTTGAATATATTGGAGTTACCTTCGTAACTAAAGGACGGCCCAGAGCCTGAGCCAGTAATTAAAACCCCAGCGGCGACTAGTTGTTCTATGGTGTTTTGATTAACAGATGAGTCTGATATGTCAATTACGAAGCGACCACCACCAGATGTTGTTCCGGCCCTAACCCTGCTAAAACTGTTCCAGTAAGATCCTCCGCCCCAGTTAATAAGCCCCGGGAGAGTATACGACTGTGAACCCATCAAAGTTATATCGCCACTACAATCAATGTTTGTGAACTTGCAGTATTGAAAACCTCTAATAGTCAGGCTCTTTCCTGACAAACCACTCACATTAATTGAGCGAACATGCGCAACAAGGAAATCCCCGTTAGGAATGCGGCCTACACAATCAAAGTTACAGCGGATCACAAAGCGACCAGCAGAAGCGTGGATGCCAGTCAGCTTGGTCATGTCTACAACATAATCGCCGGGCGGGACGTAAAGGTTTTTTCTGTTTTTCCCATATTCTACCAACTGAGAATAATCCCCATTAGCATAATCTAAAGCGGCACACAGTTTTGCAGTAACGTCAGTTCCATCAGGGAATACTCCCCATCCGCGCACATCTAAATCGTCACGCCAGCGAGAAATCTGTAACTCAGGATATTTATTTGCGCCGTCAGGGTCTGATATTTGCGTCCGCAGTACCGCATCACCAACGCTTAACCATGCCCCAGAGCCGATACCGCCTGTAGTTTGTGGTGTGGAGCCGGCAGGTACTGATTTAGGAAGAGCACCATCCCATCGGTAATATTCCCCGGTGGCTTCCAGGCGCAGAACCTGGTTAGGAAGCGTAAGGTTATTACCGTCTTCAAAGCTATCCAGAGTTATATAGCCAAAAGCTGATATTGCCTGCTGTGCCAACCAGCGTAGGCCCTCAATCGTAAAGTGCTGGTTTCCGAAACGATCGTTATAAGTCCATCCCATGGAGGTGACGAACTCGTCAATTTTCCCGGCGTTAAACTTCAGGTCGCGCGGTGATTCGCTTGGTACAGGCAAATTGGTAGGTTGCGTAGCCATATTGATTCCATAAAAAACCCGGCGCGGTGGCCGGGTATGGTTGGTCGGGTACGGTTCTTATTGGTAGATGGCGTCGCTGTATTCCGCGACAGTCAGAGATACCGTGTTATCTGTGTTCGGTTTGATGCTGTTGACTGTCCATAGCTGACTGTCCAGTTCATCTACTGTCGCAATGAGATAGCGCGACGGGAGCTGCACAGTGTCACCGTTCCATATGTTGAGCTGAATGTTAGGGATAGCCGCGGTGAAGCCGTACTTCGTATCGCTACGGGCGGTGGCCGGATAGCGCAGTGTCGGGTTACCCATGCTGTCGGTAACCAGCACATACATCGAACCGGTGAAGGTGATCGGCTCGCTGGTATCGAAGTTATTTCCGGCGCGTCCGGTGATGTAACCCTGCTGCTGGTTGCTGTCATAGATGTCTGGCATCTGAATGACACTACCGACCTGGATAATGCCGTCCTCAAACACTTTGGCGTTCATCTTCACGCGCGAGTAGATCAGGCGCTTGGTTTCGCGTAATGCGCGCTCCCGGGCCTGATACTCGTTACGGAAGCCGACTATCTCCAGCTTGTTCGGATTTTCCGCTTCCTGTTCGACGATGGCGCCGTTCAGCACGCGGTAGTTGATGTACGTCTTATTATTCGTGGTCGGGTGGACGTAGGACACCTGTACGCCGTCATAACCGCCAGGAAGAGTAGCTTCGTACGTCATTTTGTACTCGTCCGTCTTCATATTGGCCCTGTTAAATACGGCAGCCGGATAATCAACCTTTTGGTCACGAGTGAACGTCAGTACGCCGTCATCCCAGTACGCCACCACCGACGCCGCATTGCAGATCGCCTGCACGCGGTCGCCCAGTGAGTCGTTCTCGTCGTCAAACGTATAGTCGAAGTAACCCAGGCGCTCATCCGGCAGGCTTTCGGCGATCGAGTACAGCCCGTACAGGTCAATGCTGCTTACCGGCTGCTCACCCATGATGAGCCAGGTGTGAGCCACTGCATCAGCGAACGAGCGCGACGGCCTCAGGGTGTAATCCACCGTCTGCGTGTCCAGGTCGTACGTAATGGTGTGGCGCGTCACCAGTGCGTTATATTTGCGCTCGCGGCTGCCAAGAGCGTTCTCTGTCGCCCGGACTTTTACTCGCACAAGCGTGTCGGTCGGGTGAACGACGTTTGTCCTGATGTTGATGCTGTGGATCTCTTCGACCTTGAGCAGTGACGCGTCACCGGAGTTATCCGTGCGCTGGAAGCTGACCGCGTATTTCCCGAACCCGCCGGTCGGAGTGATCTTGTCAGTGCGATAAAACACCTCGCTCGTCGACTGGTGCGGCGTCGTCTGCCGGTACGTAAACGTCTGCTGCGTTCCCGGCACCTGGTTGTAGTCGTCGTCGATTTTCCAGATGACAACCTTCCAGTTGGTCTCTTTCTTCCCGCCGAGGCTGGACTGTGTATGCAGCCACAGCTGAGTTGACTCGACCGGGGAAAAGAACGGCCCAACCACCAGCGCCTCGTTATCGTTAAGGATGAATTTCGTGGTGTTGATCGTGGCATTCGCCGGGATGTCCTGCGGTCCTTCGAGCTGGTTCATCGTAAACGTGTACCAGCGCACCGGGTTAACCACTGCACCGTCGTTTGTTTCAACGGCGGAAATCAGCGTGCCGGAGAATGTAGCATCGGTAGTCACGTTGCCGGAGGCCGTGCTGTACGTCACATTGATGGTGAAGGTCACCGCGTGCGGCAGCACCAGCCCCATGAAATAGTCGAACTCGGCTTGTTTCACGATTTTCATCGCTATCTGGCCGCCGGAATACGTTCCGCTGACCACCGTGTTTGCCGTTGCTGTTTCTATAGGGAAGTCGCTGGCTTCGTTCTGCCCGGGGACCTCCTGCCCGTCGACGTCATCGAACCCGTATCCCTCGACGATCTGCGGGATAACTTCTCCTGGCTGGAAGAACTGGAATTCGGCACCGGCCAGAGAGCCCAGGCTCGATTCTGAGTAGCGCACAGACTCGTAATCGTATTTGCCGATCCCGATGCACATCCATTCAGTGACGTACTTCAGGCCGCCGTCTGTGGAAGTCTGGTGTACATATTCGAATACCGACTCCTGAATCAGATCCGGGAACGAACGAATCTGGCCATAGATATCCGGCTTGGCCTTGTAAACGCGAGCGGTATTTGTCTGACCGGTCAGGCTATTGTTGGGCGAGTCGACGGTATTACCGCCGTTGTTCGCTATAGCTGGCTTCGGCGCCAGGAATGAAAATACCTGGCCCACCACTTTAAAGATCGGGCTCAGGATGTCGTCGACAATGCCCTTTGGCTGGTCGAATATCTGGATGTGGTCCAGCTCGCTCAGTTCAAACGCCAGCTCATCATCGTCGCCCAGCTTTACGCCGTTGCGGACGATCAGCAGGTCGCGGTGAAAAGTAGCGTCATTGGCCGCCAGCCAGTCATAAAAAAGGGTGCCGTTTGGCACCCTGCAACGCAGCTTAGGCGTTCCTGGAAAATTCGATATCTCAACCAGCGCCATATTCGAAAAACTCCACTTTGGTGAATGCCCGCTGAATGACCAGCAACGAGTCCATGCGCACGCTTCCGTTCTCTCCACGCGAGTGTAGCGCCTGCCGGTTCAGTACCAGGCCAACGTGTGCCGGTTGCGTGCCGCGGTACCCGACGAATATCCCGCCCTCGACCGGTTTATCGACCTTGCGCCAGAAAACGACGTCTCCCTGATAGCAGGTGAAGAAATCTTCCCCGGCTTCGTAACCCGGCGTCTGGTGCAGCTCAATGTCGAGCACATGTCGGTAATACAGCACAACCAGCCCCCAGCAATCAGTCTTTTCGAATGAGCAGGCGCGGTTAGACCACGGCACGCCGATCATCCTGCTGATAAAATCAGAGGTACTGAAGCCCCGTGTATTCGACTGGATCATATGGTTGGCCAATGTTGTTATTTAGCGGGTTTGTCATTGATAAAGTAACTGATGCGTTATCTGAAACAACATCGACAGTTTTTACAAATAATGTCCAATTCTTCATTGGTGTAGAGGTATCAACTCTATCGAAAACCTGACGAGTTGCCGTGATAGGCGACAGCCTGGAAACACCACTCCACTTCTTCATCAGTGTTTTGATATCTGAAGACAGTCGCCCAAGCTTCACCGTTGCGTCGATTACCGGAGTTCCGCTCTGCTGGCTCTCTTCGATTTCAAACCGCGCAGGCGTGTACGTCTGGCCGCCAAGCGTCTTCGGGAAAAACTGTTTGTCGACGAGGCGGACGTAACCAAAGGAGGGGTGATAGAACGTGATAGTGTTGTAACAGCCGCTAATCGGGCGCTTCTGATTATATTCACGATATGAAGGCATCAGGGAACCCTCGGAAGACTTTCTGGATCGCGCCCGTCCGGATAACCCGTGACAACGATATCCAGCCACGAATCCCACGGCGGCGGCAGCTCAACAATTACGTCGTCAAACTCGTCGTCAGCGTTGTACAGATGGTTGGCAATAACGGTTCCTGTCCATGTCACCACCCCGCCGTCGATACTGGTTTGCACCGGCATCTGCGTGAAGTGAAGCTCCTGCTGCTGGAGACCGCTGCCGCCCAGGTTGATATTCATCCGGAACCAGTTCAGTCCCCGGTTGAGATAGTTTGGGCTGCGTAGCCACTGCTGGAATGCTCGTTCCTCAGCCAGGGTGAAGATCCACGTCAGAGACCAGGTCACTTTCAGGTCGTCAGTAAGGTTCTGGAAGATAGCCGGGCCGACCGCTGGCTGATCGGTCTGGAACCCGGTATCGAGCGTCATGTTTTTGCTGGCCTTCTGCGCCAGCGGTAGCCAGTCGGGATAGTCGATAATTGGCATCAGCCCTGCCCCCTTGGCGTGCGTTTAACATTCATGTTGCTGGTTATGGCGTTACTGATTGGCCCGCCGTTGTTCAGGTCAGCGACAATTACATCCACAGTCACTCCACCATTTGCATCCGTACCAGCCTGCGCATCGACCGATGATGACGTGTAGTTCTGGATGTTGATAACTACCCCTCCGCCGCCAGCAGTCATCTCCTTGTTGCTGATCACCCTGCCATTGTCGCCCGGTATCATGTACTGCTTACCGGTACTGGCCTGGTAGATCTCCGGCATGCCGCCTTCGCCGACCTGATACATCCCACCAGCCGAGACAGGCCCGCCGTTTTTACGTTTTCCTGACAGTGCCAGGATGCCAGCCATCGCACCAAGACCAATAGCCACTGCACCACCGAATGAAGCCACGGATGACATAATGGCCGCCGGAGTCCATGCCGCCGTAGTAGCCGCCGCAGCCGCTGTAGAAGTGGCAGTCGTGGTGGCAATGCCTGCTGCCTGTGCCGTGGTGGATGCTGCAACCGCCGCGGTAGTGGCCGTCTGGCCCATAATGGCCGACTTAACCCACTCGACGCCCATCTGCACAAATGTGTTTACTAGGCTATTTAAAACAGTTCTTCCTAAAGATTTAGCTGCCTCTTCAGCGTCCATGCTTTTGGTGATAAGGCCAGTCAGAGTGTTAGAGGCATTATTGCCGAATGCGGTAAATGCCGCCGCCGCTGCCTGCGTGGCAGCATTCTGTTGCGCCCATTCTTCCCACATTGCAGCGTTACGCTGATCACGATACTGCTGCTCAATAGCGGCACGCGCTGCCTCAGCCTCCCCGATCTTCTGCGGGTAAAGTTGGGCGTATTGTTGGATATCAGCTATGTCTTTCTGGTACTGACTATCCAGCCCGGCGGTTTTACTGGTTTTGCCCTGGATGGTACTGAACTTATTTGCAGCCTCTGTGCGCTCCCGTTCAGCCTTGGCCTGCTCACGCAATGCGTTGGCATTGTCCCAGGCTTTTCCTGCCAGTTGCCCGGCCAGCAGAAGTTGCTCCTGCGTGGCTGTGTTGCCGAGAGACTGTTGCGCATTAAGCACGGCCTGCGCCCTGGACAGTTCACCCACACTGCCAGCGGAAAGCTCGGCCTTCTGCCTCAGTTCATCCAGCTTTTGATTAACAGATTCTTGAGCTTTGGCGTATTGCTCAGCTTCTTTCTGTGCAGCAGACTTTCCGCCTTTCGCTTTGCTGCCAGTAGCTGAGGCGGTCGTTTTAATCTCGATCGGCTTTGTGTTAGCCGCGGTCTGCGATGCTTTGGAAACAGCGGTCAGGTCGCCAACCAGCATGGCGGCTTTATTACTCAGCCCGGCCAGCGCTTTGTTTTGCGACTCCCAGCCATCAAGCCCAAGCCATGACCAGGTGCGCGCGCGGCGAGTAAACATTTCAGCGGTGCTGTTCAGATCCGATATCTGAGCATCTGCCGACGCCGCTTTACCCACCAGCCGGTCGAGTGCAGCAGTCATTGAATCGATGACTGCCACCAGGCCGTTACTCGCACCTGTTGCCTGGTTAACAGAGTCGATCATCGACAGGAATGAGTTTGTCAGCGCGGTATTGGCCTGTGAAAGCGTGCGCGGTAGTTTCTCGAACTCTGCATTCACTGAGCCGGTTTGCTTCTGAATGGCGTTCAGAGCATCTTCTGCCGTCAGTTTCCCGTCCAGCATGAGCTGACGAAGCTCTCCAATGCTTACACCCATCCCGGCGGCAATCTGGCGCGCCAGTTCCGGCATTTGCTCAAGGATGGAGTTGAACTCCTCCGCCCGAACCGTACCGGAGGAAATTGACTGCCCGAACTGGCGCAGCGCATTCGCCATTTCTTCTGCCGAGGATCCGCCAATGCGACCTATTTTCTGAAGTGTTTCGGTGAGCTGGATGACCTGGCCGTTCGTCGCACCGGTATCGCGCAACGCCGTGCTGAGAGTCTCCCACAGCTTTGCTGTATCCTGTAGCGAACCACCCGTTGCCGAACTGATGCGCATCAGACTCTGCATAGTCTGCGAGGCTGTCGCTGCGCTACCAGTAAGTCTCTCTATACGAGCGTTGAGCTGGCTCATGTTGTCAGCCGCTACGAGAAACGCCTTTCCCCAGTCAACAACGAGTGAGGCGGCAATTGCCCCGGCGACGCGGTTGATGTTCGTCTGCAACTCATCCATCTTTTTGGCTGCATTGGTCGCCGAGTTGCCGATGGAGTCGAGCGACTTATTGGCCTTTCCCTGGGCCTTGAGCAAGCCAGATACATCGGCCTCGATGTCGTAATAAATCTCGCCTGCTTTCTCAGACATCAGTTTTCTCCGGGCATAAAAAAACCCACCGATTGGTGGGTTAGTTATTTGTGTCGTTTATTGGCATCGTTCTGTGTAGGCCGGTGGTGGAGGCGTATCTTTCGAACTGAGGAAGTGATCACCAAGGGTGTAGTCGACGCCTTTTGAGAACATCCCCTTTGATTTCATTTTCAGCTCAACAAAGAATGGATGGAACCCTGCATAGGCACCGAAACCGTTCTTTCCGTTAATTTCCCCGCAAACAACAGCATTAACACGACCATCATCGGCATCTGTCATCTTCACGACTTTCACGTTACGGAATTGTGCGCTGCCAGGATCCAGTAGATTGGCGGACACTTCAGATTGTGCCAGCGAAATTGCCTTTTCCTCTCCCGGCTTACAGCCAGCCAGAACCAGTGGAATCACCAAAGCCAACAGTATTTTTTTCACTCTTATCCCCTGAGTTTTATTGTCGAGCCATATTACGCCCGGTCAGGCGATTACGGTACATCCATTATTAACTCAGGCCGCTTTGTTTGCTGATTTTTCGCGCTCAATCATTTCCTGCCAGCGGCGATCGTCATCGTCCATAACAGCGTCATACTCTTCCCTGGTGAATCCCTTCTGGTCAGGGTATTTGGCGTTAAGCATCATGGCAAATTCGGTCATAGTAAGGTTTTCAGCCTCTTCCCTGCTGATCCCGAAATGGTTTCGCGCCGCCATGATGTATTCAGTCGCATGAAACTCCGGTGTCGTTTCCTTGCTTTCGTGCTTCTGCAACTTACGAACCTTCGCCCGTCCGATAACGCCATGCATGATCAGCGACTGAGCTATCAGAATCAGGTTCTCAGGCGGGAGAGAGCCGCGGCGCCATACAAACGTACGCCTGCCAGTACGTGAAGGCTCATGCCATCCAGTCAGTTCAGAAACGTCCTCGTCACAGCAGGACTGGATGACATTAATGGCCGAGAGAAGCGCCTCACGCACAAACGCGGCAGATCCTGCTGCATCAAGTGCCCACCGAGGCAGGGAAACATCGCCGAAGTAATGAGCGTAAAATCTGCGCTGATGCTCTGGTATCGCACTGTGAATCTCTCGCGCCGCTTCAAGCATCTTTGCCACATCGTCATTGAACAGCGCATAAAAAGTGCGGACGATATGCTCAGGCTCGCCGATTCGCGTCATATTGCGGAACGATGGTCGGAAGAAGTATTCACGGCCGCCAGCACCAATCAGGCACTCGCCAATTTCTTTCAAAGGGGTCATATCGTTCTCCATAACCATTATCAAGGGCAGCAAGCCACCCTTTGTAGTGATTACGGTGCGGCAGTCACGGTCACAGCACAGGTGTCGGTGAAATCACCGTCAGCAGTGGTAGCCGTAATAGTCGCGGTGCCCTCGGCTACTGCTGTCACCAGGCCGGTTGAACTGACGGTGGCTATGGAAGGTGCCGAAGTGGTCCAGGTGATCGCTTTGTTAGTCGCATCTGTTGGCTGAACCGCGCCGCTCAGTTGCTGGGTTGCGCCAACGACCAGAGAAGCAGTTGCGGGTGTAACCTCAACGCCAGTGGCCGCGATAGAATCAGCTACCTCAAACACAACAGTGTCAGCGTCGTAGACCTTCCACTCGCCGGAGAAGGTGGAGATATCGTTAGTACCGAAATCACCAGACCATGACGTGGTGTTCATGTAGCCCTGGATGTATGTGCCAGCATCTTCGCCAGCAAAATCAAATCTAACCCACAGAGTCGGCTGTCGACCGGCTTGCAATTCATCGAAGATGTATTTGCCCATTCTCCAGGCGCCAATTTCTGTACTTTTGTCCCTCTTGCGAGCCTCGCCTTCACCAGAAATTGTAATGTCCATGTTATTGACCAGGTTCTCAACCAACGCCTTGGAATCATCAGCCTCGGAATTAATTGTGTTCATCGAATAATCAAAACCCTTGGTCGTCATAGCGCCGAGACGCTTCCATTCAGAAAGCGCTGGCACTGCGTCGGGGCAGCCATAGGCCATGCGTAGCACAGCTACTTTCCCGATCAGCTTGCCAAAATCATTAGCACAGCCTTGCATGTGTACCTCTCAAATAAAAAAGGCCGCCGGATGGCAGCCTGATGGGTTGGTGATTGGGTTATTCGCCGTAAACGCACATGAACTGGAGTCTGAAGACCAGGCGCCCCTCTTCGGTCAGGATGGGTGCAGGCATATTGCCGAGGTTTTGAATAAGGCCAAGGCATTCGTCGTTAATGTCGTTCTGTTCGACATAATTGATGATTTCCTGAGCCTTCTCAGCGGCTGCGCGGCGCTTATCTTTGGCGGAAATGACATCCACCAGCACGTAGTGGTCAGACCCGAGGTCATTTCTGATGTCGGTACCGCCGTTAGGCCGGAACACGATGAATGCGTCGGTTAACTTCGTTGTGTCGTCCCATGCCAGCAACTGAACAATGAAGCCAGTGGTAAGCCCGGCATCAACGAAGTAGTTACGCACGCGCTCATACATGGCAGGTGTCATACTGAAAGCTCCTTGCGCATTACGGCATCAATCTGGCTGCGGGTGTCTTCAAAGCCTTTAGTGAGGAACTCTTTCTGCGCGGTTGCGCGGCGGAAGGTTTGCGGCACGTTCGGATCGTGTACGAAAACAGCGTAGTTCGCCGTGTAACCAACTCGCCCTGTCACTCTAACGCCGTTGTTTATCAACTCCCGATACTGGCTATTAAGCAGCGTTGAGGTGTCGATCGGGGTGTACAACGCAGCCTGTGAGCTGCCGATTATCATTGCTGACTGTAGCGCCCTGACGACCTTTCGCCCTTTGACGTCATTAATGATGCGGTTGAGCCCGGCTTTCGACTGCTTAACGCCGCGCACTTTGATGCCCATGGCTTTCTCCAGGCAATAAAAAAGGCCGCCGGAGCGACCTATTCAGAGACTTTTTGCTATCCGCTCAAGCTCATCAACGTTCTCAATGAGCTTTCTAACCTCGGGTGGAAGCTGATCGGGAGGCGTGCGCTTAATCTGTTTGGACTTCTTCTCAGGAACCGGCGCAGCGGCGTAAACAGAAATAGCCACCGCCAGCACTGAGATAGACATTGTGAGCGAATCGATATCCATAAAGCCTCCGTAGTTAGATGCCTGTCAGTATCGCATAATCATCCGCCAGGCGCTCGAACGTGTCGGCATAGCGGATAACTTGCCGCACCTCGTCGGCACCGGCCACAACCGGGTCTGCTTCGGTCGATACGCCAATCAGCAGGTAATCACCCGCAGCCGCCAGCGCGAACTCCGTCCAGACGGTATTCTTCACGACGATTTCGGCACCCAGGCTGGCTAACTTCTTGCTGAGCCCGCCCTCGTAATCACAGAGGATTTGCTCAGGCTCGGCATAGCCAAGCGGATCGCCGTATTCGTCATTACCTTCCAGCTTTCGCCAGATGGTCGCCGTGGCGGTGTAAGACCAGTTCGCTACCGATGACATCAGTCCTCCTTCCAGCGCAGTACCTTCGCGCCGGTCGCCCGGATACGCGGGCAGTTGATGAACCACTCGCCATCCGATTTCACGTAGCCGGTAGTCTCCCGCCCGGTGTCGGTCATCACCCATACGCGAGTGAAGGAACGGGGAAGCCCGTGCTTAACTGATTTGTACGTCATCACTTGCCCCCACACATGCAGCCTCCCTTACCGATCCAGATACCAGCGAATGCCGGGGTGGCGGTAGGGTCGGCAGGAATAAGGGAGGTTGCACAACCGTACTTATCCAGCCCGCGCAGCAGGTTCACTGATGCTTTCCAGCGGTCGGTGAACGACTGGTACCGGAAAGAGCGCGACGCCCCGCTTGGAGCCGTCTGGCTGGAGATGTATTTATCCCCCTGCCCGAGCCCCATAAGCGCCAGCAGATAGAGCTGAATCAGCAGCGCGGTCGATGCCGGATAATGCGCATCGAGACACTCCTGAATGCTGTTGGCCTGGTCGACGAGAGCCTGAAGAACAAAATCGGGAATGGTAATTCCCTGGCTCTCCAGATACTCCTTCGCCTGTTCGAGAGTTACCATTATCGACTCCGTGAAATACCCCGCCGGAGCGGGGCATAAAAAAACCGCCTTAGCGGCGGCTGTTATTCAGCGGGGAAAAGCTTTTCGAGCTCGCCATCCGGCAACAGCTCACTGAGCTTATCAGCGCCTAGGGTGCCTTTGAACTCAATGCCCAGTTCAGTAAGGCGGTTCTGAATAATCTCTTTGCGAGATTTCTCACCAGTTCCAGCACCAGGTGTCGCAGGTTTCAGCTCACCACCAGCCTCGCCTTTCATCAGCCGGACGTTAGACTTCAACGCCGGATGAAGCTCTTTCAACTCCACCACGTCGCCAACCTTCACGCCGAACCATGGGCGCACAACTTCGTATTTAGCCATGCTGTTTCCTTACGCCAGGTTAGCGCCGTAGACAACGCCGGACAGTCCCTGATCGTCTGCGGTAATTTGCAGACCTTCAGCAGACATAATCTGGAAGTTGTAGTTAACGTTAGGCATTGGGCGCGGCAGCGGAACAACACCTACGGCCATACCCACCAGTGGAGAGATCACGTCACGGCGACGAACGTACGCGATAAACTCGTTACCGGTCAGCGCGAAGCTCATGCGGATTTCTTTCACCGGCGCGAACGGCAGAACCGCCTGCAATACAGTGCCGCTTACAACGCCATTCACCACGTACGGCTGAGCCAGGTTCGCCCAGATTTCAGGAGAAACCCACATCACATCGTATGCGGCGACTTTGTTCGTGCGTGCGGTGGTACCGAATGCGCCTTTACCGAAGAACGCAAAGAGCGCGTTCATGTCAGCGGTGGTAAGGTCGATATTCGCGCCACCAGCACCGGAACCGAGGTTGATCTTCTTGGTGTTTCGGTGGTTCTTAATGCCCTGCGCCGGGTAGGACTGAACCTGAATTTTTGAATCGCCGTTGAGGTAGTAGTTAACTCGCTTCTGGTTGAACTTGCGCATCTTCGCCATCTGCGAATCCAGCACCAGATCAATGCCTACAGAGTTAAGGCCAGCAGCATGACGCCAGTTAACACCGTAGCCAGCAGTGAACACCGGAATCGGGTCGCCGTCGCTCGCGTAGTCAGTGTGGTCGAAGGAGAACGGCGCCTGGCCATCGATGCTTACTGACACGTCGTCAGCGATGTCGCCTACCACGTTATACAGCTTGGCGGTTTTACCGACCGGCAGCACCGTCTGAACGCCGATCAGGTCGTTCACGATTTCCATGCCAACTTCCTGATCCCGCAGTTGCAGCACCTGGTTATCAATCTCAGCCCAGAAGTCACGGGAGAAACCGCCAACGGCGTTACAGGCCAGCATGTCAGCCGTCATGATTGCGCGGTTAGCTGCAATGATGGAATCGTTCTGTAGGTTCCACATGTTGCGGTTTGCCCACAGCTCACTCCAGTGCCCGCCAAGGCGGGAGTTAGTCGCCAGCGTCTCTTTTGAGAAGTACATATGTTTTTGTCCTTTTGTTACGCGCCAGCAGCGGCGGCAGTGCCAACGCGCATGCGCACGCGGATGAAGTCGGTGGTGCTGGCCGCGATGGTGTATTCATCCTGGCTATATCCGATCACTGAATCAGTGTCATCGGTTGCCAGGGTAAACTGACCGGCAGTGCCCAGCTTGATCGGGCTGTCTTTTTTATACGCACCAGGCAGGCAGCGCAGCGCCAGCTCACGACCTTCTTCAACGTAGTTACCTACTGCCGAATCCCCGGCAGGGATTTCTTCGGTGATTGTCAGGCCCTGGTGGTAACCGACATCGATGACGTACAGGCGTCCGGTTAGCGCAGTGGCCTGAGCGAATTCATCGGATGAGTTGATGATTGCGGCGGTGCCCGGTAGCAGCGCAGCGGCCGTAGTGCGGGTTTCGGTCTTGTACAGAGACTGACCGTCGATATTAACGCGACGATAACGTGGCATTATTCCGGCTCCTTACTTGAAGTGTTCGTCTGCGGCAGGTGCGCCGGTTTCTTTGTGCTGTTGAGCATTGTTGGTGCCCAGCGGAGCAGCTTCGCCCAGCGACTTGAACATTGCGTCCAGCGCATCGCCAGAAAGCGCGTTGGCCACAATGTCGCCATGGACCTTGGCAACCGCATCACGTTTGGCTTTCTCTTCAGCGCGTGAGTTGGCGGTCAGGGTGTCAGCGAGTTGCTTCTGGTTGGCCTGTAGCGCATCAACCTTTTCCGCGAGAGGCTTAATAGCCGCTTCAGTATTGGTCGCAACAGCCTGGCCGATCATGCTGCCGATTTGTTCCAGTTCTTCTTTGGTTAAAGGCATGTCGCCCTCCGTTTTGTGGTTTGGTGCAGGCTGTTCCTGCGGTGTGAATAGAGCTTTGAATTTGTTAGCGACGACCGCCACCCACGACTCCTGGCGCGCTACTGCGGTGCCGGTATCTTCGAAGGTGATTACGCCGCCCTCAGACTTGTAGCCAAACACCTCAGCGCTGCCGCCGTTGCGGATGATTACAGCTTGCGAGTCAGTGAAATCAGCAACCCATGCGTATTCATCCGCCCCCGCCGCAAACTTCGCTTTGGCTGCGCGATCGAGACGCTGCTCGCGCTCCCGGTAGGATTCACCCACCAGCGCGCCCGAGTTAGCCTTGAGCGGTTGGGCCAGATCGGCATTGACCATCAGGCCGACTCCCTGCTCAGGGGTGGCGGCTCCGACTTCATGCAGCAGGATTGCGTCGTGGTCCATGCTGTAGATCTTGGCTACCCAGTCAGCGCCGGTAGCGCGTTGTTGCTCGTTCGGTTCAAGCTGGTCGAGGAATGCGGCCACACTGGTATGAATCGGCGGAACGTCTTCACCGCGCTCAATGGCAGCGACACGCTCAAGAAGCTCCCTTCCACCTTCCGACTCGCTGGCACGGGCCACATCAACCCACTTTTCGAGATAGATGCGATTACCGGACTTCTTAACGTTGCGGTTCCACGCACCTATATGGCCTGCGTTAATCCCTTCTGGGGAGAAAGCAGACACGAACTGACCGTTAACTTGAGGGTGCCCAAGCGGTGCCAGGGTGCCCTCCAGCCCCTTATAGTGGGCGTCGATTTGCTCTTGCGTGTACAAGCCGCCATTCATGACGACGTTCGCTGGCAGCGTGTAGCTCGGCAGCACCAGGTGCTCACGCCCGTTGTATGTTTCGCGCCGGATAGACTGGCTATTCACCTGCGTGGTGATGTTGACCTGCATAGGCATAGTTATTTCTCCGCCCAGGCGTAACCGCGCGCCTGCATCGATTTATATTCCTGTTTTAGTTTCGTAATGGTGTCCGGGTATTCCGGATTACCGTCCGCATCCACCAGCACCGACTGCTGGCTGCATTTGCAGTTGATGGAGTTGCCATCCTTGCTGTACCAGTCACGGACCTCTTCATTGGTGTAGAGGTGGGCATGGCGCACTGCGTGGGTATGTCGGGTTGTCGGTGACAGAGCCGAGATGTGAACCAGAAGCGTTTTAAGGCCGTAAAGGTCATTCGCCTCCTGGTCTTCATCCCACTTAGCCCTGCGCAGTGCGGTAGTCACTTCAGTGCGTGCTATACGGTTTGCCCGGCGCTTCTCGATTCCGGTCTGGTCCGTCAGGTTGCGGGCAATATCCAGCGGATTGAGCCCACGCCCCACCCCATCAGTCAGTACGCGCGCCATGTCGCGCTTAACGTCAGCTGTCAGCCCCTTCATTTCCTCAAACACACGCGCATGCACCAGCGCCATGCGTTGCTGATACGGGTCGCTTGCGAGGATGGACGCTAACGACTCACGACCAGCGGCGTACACCGGCGACTGCTGGCTGAGGTTGTAGAACGACTGTCCGGTCCCTTTCTCCGAAGCCAGATCGATGTACTCGTAAAACCACAGGTCGTAATCGCCACCTTCAAGCAGCACCTGATCAACCAGGTAACTGGCATCGTTCAGGATGATAGAGAGTAGCGTTGGGTTTAACTGGTATTCGTATCTGGCGTTTACTGCGAGGGAGGAAGGTATTTTGTCGAGTGCTGATTTGTACGCCTTGCCAATCTTATTCATGCGCCTGGCGAAGTCTTTCATTGCCCGGCGTTCCAGCGCATCGGCCCCGGTCGGATCCTGATAGTTACGCGGTAGAATTGGTGGCTTCGTCTTCTTCGTCGCCATCCTCTTCTCCTAAAGGCTCTTCGTCGTCATTGTCATATCCCGCAGCCGTGCGAATCTCTTCACGGGTGAACGCGGGTTCATCGCCGCTGCCCTGCATGGTCTGGTTAATCTCACCCATGGTCTTGGCGTTAGTGAGCTTCTCAGTGCCGGTCTGTTCGTTAAGGTCATCCCAGATAACAGCCTTCTGGCTGACTGAGTCTACGATTTGCAGATCGATAAGCTTGTCGCAGAAGTCCTCTATTTCGAAAGAGAGGTCTACGCGGCGCGACTGACAACGAGCATTAAAGTATTTCTGGTCTTCGGTGCTGGAGCGCTCGGCCTGCTGATTACCAACCAGAATGCGCGTCGGGATATCAACTCCGGCTGCAGCTGTTTGCAGGTTTACATCGTATGTCGGCGAAGGGTCTGAAACCGGAGAAACTAGCGATGTAACGTTGGCCCCTTGGGTAATGAGTAGCGTGTCATTCCCTCGGTTTAACTCTCTTGCCGCATCGTTATAACGCTCCTGCAACTCATCAACCGATACGCCATACATCGAAGCCAGGTCACCAAAATTAACCTCTTTGTCGAAGTTGATGTTCTGCTGGCGCGCGGCGTTCTTCAGGAATGATTCGCCGGATCCACCCTCTACCTTCTCCAGGCTTACAAAGGCGTTATAAGCTGGCTCAAGGAAGCCAATAGCATCGTCTGAGTAATCACCAAGGATGAAAACGCGATCGGGGTGGATATTGACGCGGCGACTTGAACCATTCGGCAAGCGTTCGGCGTACTGCCACATTTTCGGCTGACCGTAAGTCTTCGAGTTCAGCCCAGTGTCCCACTCGCTCACCGTTAGCGATCCGGCCCATGCCACGGAAACCTTCTGCAACCCTCGCCCTTTGGTAACCGGAAGGTTCCAGTCTTTTTCATCGCGGACGTGCAGAAGGATGCCTGCATAACGACCGACAAGGCGACGACGATCCGCCTCGGCAAATGAGCGCCAGAACCGGTTGTTGAATACCTGCTTTGACTTGTTTTCCCAGGCGGTTTCGTTTTCGCTCTCGTCGGCATCGTCACCCTCGATGATTTCCGGGTTAGTCTGCCAGCACTTGCCCACCAGTTTCTCTACTGCGCCGTGAGCGATACCACCGCGACGGTACAGTGCGTAGAGGTTTTCGTAGGTTACCTGCTCAGGGAAGCCATATTCGCACCATGCGGAATGGCGCTTATTATCCAGCCCCATTGTTGGCGCCATAAGCCCCATACGGGCACGCGCCATCCGCGCATCGTTCAACGCATGGTTGACGGCGAGAGTTAATTTGTCAGTCATGGTTTGTCCGTTTGGTTAGCGAAGGCGTTTTGGAATCATCATCCCCACAGGTTGCGATCCATTCAGTTCTGTCAGGGCGTAAACCATCGCGTCGAGGCGGTCAGGTGATTTCTTTGCAGTGGCGGGTATGTATTCCATCAGCTGGTTCTCCAACACGTAGAGATTACCGTGATTTGCCACTCGCCCCTGCTCGTAGAGCGCTGATATGGGCTCCGCGCGGGCATACTTCCCCTTGCTGGCATGGACACGAATGATGCGACCTTTGAACCCGGCGTTGCGGAGTGTCTCCTCCGCCATATCTCCGCCCTGGTTCGTCTCGATGACTATCGCGTCAGCTTCGTGTTGCTCATAAGCCGATATGGCTTTCTTGGCCCATCCAGCAGGTGAATATTTGCCGCTGTAATCGCCATCCACAGAAAACTGCTTTTTGTCACCGGCACCATATGAGCTGGCAGCAACGATCCCTGTTTCATCGCTTTCGTCGCTATTTGTTGCCTGCGGGTCTATGGCCACGACCGTGCGTACCTTGTCGTGATGAATTTGCAGATCACGTGCTGCGCTGATCATCACCTCTGTCCACAGCGCGCCCTCAGCATTAAACCGTCGAGGCTTCTGCATATACTGGGCTTCGGCAGTGCGCCGGTGAGAAAACAGCGATACGCGGTGCGATTCGTTATGTTTGAAAGGCCAGAGCCAGCCATCAGGCAGGCCGTGGTCAATCGGTATAGCGTGGGTGTTTTCAGGGTACTGCGCAGCGTATGGCTGACTATTGTCGATAATCACCGGCAGATTGAGGTGATGCCATTTCTCACCACTCCCACCACGCAGCAGATAGCCGCTCAGGTCGTGGTAATGGATCCGCTGCATGATGACAATCATCGGCGTCGTCTCGATCGCCAGTCGTGATTTGATTGTCTCGTTAAAACGGTTGTTGACCCCGTCGCGGACGATCTCAGAGTAAGCGTCATCAGGCTTTACCGGGTCATCGATAATCAGCGCGCCCTGCCAGCCCGGCTCCATATGCCCGGCACGAAAGCCGGTAACCTGTCCTGCTGCCGATGACGCATAAACGCCGCCGCCGTGCTCAGTCCACCACATCGCCTTGCTGTCAGCATCATCGCGCAGCGCCATCGGCCACATCGACTGATATGCTTGCGACTTAATCATTCCACGCGCGGTTGAGGAGTTCAGCAGCGCCAGGTTGTGCGAATAGGACAGGTGCATGAAGCGGGCCCGGCAGTTCAGCGCCAGTCCGCGGCCCATCATATTGATGGTAGCCAGTTCCGTTTTCGTGTACCCAGGCGGGACGTTGATGATCAGGCGCTGAATCTCACCATCAATAACGCGATCCAGTGTTTGCTGTATCACCTTGTGGTGAGGCGCGACAATCATCTTGCCGCCGGTGCGCTGCTTGAAGAAGTAGCGAGCATAATAGAGACCGTCCTCTTCACACTCTATCTTACGGGCATAGGTTTTTTGCTCAGCAGTCGTCATCCTCCAACATCTCCCGCCGGGCAGCCTTGTACTCTTCTTTGGTCAGCGTAGCCATTTCGATTGGCCCACCGTTCTTTCCTGTGTGCTCATGAGTGGCCTGCTCTTTGAAAGCCATCACATCTATGTGCTTCCCGAGCAGTTCGAGGTTTTTAACTTTATCCGGCCACTTAATTTTCTTAAGCAGCCCGACCATTTCACGATCTTCCCCACGGCCTTCAAACATCTCAGCCACATCGAAGCCACTAAGATATCTCCGCCAGGATGAAGGCCACTCGCTTACTGGCTTCAGACTCATGTCGTCTTTGAGGATGTCGAGCACGTCCATCTGGTCTATCTCAACAAGACGATTCAGGACGTATGTCGCATTTATGCCAACCAGATCATTGCGTTGCGCTTTAAGTTCGGCAATTCTGGACTGGATGTCAGGTTTTGACAGGTTTTCAGACGCGGTACGGTTAGCTGTCTTTGCGCTGTACCCCGCCCGAATAGCCGCTTGCGTGGCGTTTAAATCGATGAGGTACTCGCGACAGAACATTTCTTGCTTGTCGGTGAGTGCCATAATTAACCTATAAGGACTTCATATGAGTGAAGAATACAAAAAAAAGATTGGCATTCCCGAAGCCCATTCTCTCCAACAAGTATCCATGGAATGGAAAGGGCAAAGGAAAGGTCAGGATATTGATGTTTACGTTTTTGATGAGCTAGACCCAGATGGGAATGTGGTTGCTTCTTATGAAGTGACTGATAGCACCTCTATCTACCCGCCGTTTGACCGACACATCTCTCATCAGAAATTCCGGAAATAATTTTTTATGAATGGGCCGTCGTACTATTGAGTTTCGATGGCCTCCCAGCCCGGTTTGCTCATTCGTTACTCCGTTGTTTGTTCTTCTGGCTTTTCTGTCTGCTCTGCCTGTACCGGCGTAAACTGCACGCGCTTCACATCGGCCGGAGCAAAATACAACCACTCGCCCGTCTCGGTAGCCAGCGGCACAAAGCCGTTCACCAGCTCAGGCTGACGTCGTGACATCTTGCCCGTGAAGGTTTCGCCTGTTTGGGTGGTTAGCGTGATTTGGTAGATGTCGGACATTGAGAGCCTTTTTATCCGTTTCTGTGGCGGCAGAAGGAATATCCACTGCTGTGGATAGTACTTAACTATCACTATGGGATGGTCTCTTCTGTCTAACGGCGCTGGAAATCCAACGCATGCCTTTAAAGACCACTATGGAAGCAAGAATTCACCCGTCTCGTTTTCTACAGGAGGTTACATGTTCTCAGAAATAGTTCTTTCTTTAGCCATTACTTACGCGCCATCAATCAACCAGATTGTCAGAACACTTTGCCTGGCAATCAGCCTGGCGCTTTTAAAACGCTACGGCATTATCAAGCCCACCCGCAGATAGGCTTTGTAATGCCTGCTTAGCTAATCAGCAACTCAGGCTGCGTCACCTGCATGATGTGCTCATGCTCCAATGCCAAAACGCGCTTCTCTTTCTTCCGTTCGTTCATCAACCGGCTGCCGATCGTTCCTTTCAGCTTAGAGCGCGTTTCTTTAATGGCGTAGCGGTGCTGCATTTCTTCACCCATCGCCATGCGTCGGTTTAGCCGCTCGGCCATCCAGTTAAAGGCATTGATGTAACACTCCTTTACTGCGGCAGCTGTTTTGCCAGTGAATCCCATCACGAGCATCATGCATCCGTCGCGGGTGATGTTATACATAGGCTGAACATCTCCATTTTTATCAATGAAATCAATGGGCGCAAAATTGCGCCGGGTGAAGTCATCGGAGCATTTCAGGTTACGTATGGCGCGCAAAACGTCTTTATGTCGCTTGCCAAAGTAGTCAGCCACCTTGAGTGATGTGGTGATTATCTTGTTATCGAGAGTCGTTACCATTTCACGAAAATCGAAAGCCGGAATAACTGACGGATTATTCATAGCGTGTACCTTTCTTTGAGATGAACCTTTGCCGCATAGGAAATCAGCCCGTCGAGGCTCGCCAGCACTAACTGACTTCCTCAAAGGCTCATTTCAAAGGGTTTGGTTCGACGTGGTTTGAATGCGCTGCGGTGCGCGGTGAAATGCGGATACAAAAAAGCCCCGGCAATTGCCGAGGCTCAGAATTTTGTATTTGACACTTAATGATTTCTCTTCAGCTGGACTGCTCACAGCATGACTGACTTTTACTACTTTCATTTCTCGATTTCAATTTATTTTTTTCTCACTTCTTCAATTTTCCTGATCGCAGCCTTATCCAGATTGCACTGCCCCAGCGCCGTATAGAGCTGAGCGTTTAACTCCAGACTTGCCTGCCACGTGAACGGAATCGCCATTCCGGGTATCGGCGTGTCTGCGGTCAGATCAGCGCTTATCGGAACCACCGGGGCTGGTACGTAAACTGTCTGCGTATTCCCGCAGGCTGTCAGCAGCGGCAGAAGGAACAAGCTGGTTAGCGCACGGATCGCCTTCAAGCGCCTGCCTGATGTAGACAATGCGCGTTTCGCCTTTTTTGGCCAGTTCGTTCTTTGCATTCTGGGTAGCCTGTGAGATGTCACGGATGAGGTTCATCGTGGTGATCACGTTTCTGGTGATCGCCTCCGATGTTTCTGCCCTGACCGTCGCTTTATCGCGCTGGCCTTTGTAGGTGATGGCGTTGTCGCGGTAGTGGTTCACGAAGAACGCCAGCACGCCGATTACCGCCACCACAATCAGTTGCAGCCAGTAACGCCTTAGCAGCGCGCTAATCACGACAGGAACAGAGCGCGCTCTGCCTCCCGGCGACGGGTCAGCCCGTTCAGGACTTTGCCACCAGCTTTATTCCAGCGCAGGAACTCATCGGCAGCGCCAGCGTAATCACCGGCGTTAAGTTTTCGCAGGAGAGTAGATGTCGACAAAGACCGGGCGCCAAGGTTATACGTGAACGACACCAGGGCATCGAATTGCCCCTGAGTCAGACTCACTTTAACCAGGCGGGACACATCGCTTTCGTAACTGACCAGACCGGTCTTCAGCAGACGCTCTGCCGTTTCCTGCTTAATTGTCATTCCGGCGCGGATTGGTTTCCCGTCGACAGGCTGAGTCCATCCATAGCCGATCGTCCACACACCGACACTGTCCTGGTAGGCGGTGAGTCTACAGCCTTCGAACTCTTTGATCAGGGCAATGCCCTTTTCGCTGGTTTGCATGGACTACTCCGTAATGACGACCTTCGCAAGGTTCCCACGTGCCAGCCACACCGCCATGCAGATGACGGAGTTAAGCAGCAGATCGCCGAGGTTAACCTGTACGTAGTGGCCGAGCAGAATGTTGAAGGCGTTGAATCCGGCGGCCAGAATGACCAGATAGGCCAGCACCGCGACACTCAGGCGATGACGCTTTCCCTCTTTCCGGAAAAACATGAGCCTGACCATGATTAACAGGCAAACTATGGCGTTTGCATCCATCAGAAGAAGCTGCCATGTCATTTATCTTCCTCCCCCAGCCCCGGCATCTTCCCGCTTTTGGATTTGCGGAGAATACGCAGCAGGACTGCCACGGAAATGGAAGCAGTGACAATTGCACCGACAGCTGGCGATACCTCAATGCTGGCCGGTGGCTTCATCAGGCTTAACGGCGTGTTGATGATTCCGGCCATGATTTTCGCCATGGGTACGGAGAAGAACACGCCACTGATAAACGATATCAGCGCAAAGATAGCCTGCTTCCAGAGTTGATGGGGATCTGAGGTCAGAACGTATAGCGCAGTTCCGGCGAGTGATCCTAGCATCACTGCTGGAGTCGCCTCCGGAAACAGCGTGGCAAAGGTTACACCGACTGATGACGATGTAAGACCAACGCCTACGATAGTGAAGGTCTCAGACATATTTATTCCGTGTGTAGTTGGTTCAGGCCCTCGGGACGATTTAACAAGTAGGCGTGTCGATGATGGTTCCCGGAGCCTGAAAATAAAAAAACCAGCGACAGGCTGGCAATGTGAGGGTAAGGCAATGTCGGCTCTCTGGCCGAAGGGTCCCAGGTAGTGGGTTCTGTGTGCGGCGTACCGCAAATAAAAAAGCCCCGCACGATGGCGAGGCTTGGCATTCATTCATGTCACACACAACAACGGCAACATATACGATTTATTCTGCTCATTTGTTCATTGAAAAGCAAGCGCGTTATGAGGATTTTTTGCAATTTTCCTCACATTTTCGCGATTGTTAAACGCATTTTGCAGCGGTTGGTACAAACAGAACAGTGAGGCATTGATGATTTGCTTCACCTCTCTACGGATTGTCGAGATGCTTGGGTGTTTATACTGATTTCCGCCACGCGTCTTCATCAGGCGAGGCTTACTTACTGCATGCTGCCATGATGCAATTCGGATCTCGCTGGAGTTACAAACGTAGTAGGCGAAGACAACCCGCCAGGCATTTTCATCCACATTCTTCAGATAGTGACGAATGACAGCATCAATGAGCATCCCGTCATCATCACTACATACCGGTCGTGATGCTTGCTGGGGCTCGACGGTAGCCATGAATCTGGCAATCATGTTGATCATCGCTTTATCAATCTTGCCGGTCTGGCACCATGCGCCCCACAACTGGAGCCACTGGTCTACCCATTGATGCTGGTCGTTGGTTAATTCCAGTTTCATTATGCGGCTTCCTTCTGTGGCTGGTTGGTTTTGGTCTGGCTGTGCTTTGCTACTGGTGGCAGGTTGGCGCGCTTAACGCTTTCGGCCTGGTACCGCAGGAAATCGGCGTGGTTCATGCGGCCTCCTGTCGGCGTGCCCGGCGTTTTTCCAGCGCGCGGGCTTTGCGTGTGAAAATGGATTTGATGCGCTGAAGGTATGGGATATCGAAGCGGCGAGGATCGTTATCTGATTCAAGGCGCTCGACACGTTCCTGTCCGATACGCTCAATCAGACGGATCCGGTACTCGACAGCATTGCCGCTCAACTGCCGGTTGCAGCGGGTGCAAGCGGAGTGGACGTTAAACACGTTGAATTTGAGATGCGATGCAGCGCCGCGCGAACGGTAATGGCTGGCGTCAATGGCGCTGCCTGTCAGGTAATTGCTCTTGCCGATGAGTGGATTGCCGCAGCTGACGCATTCTTTTCCCTCGTCCCGGATCCGTATGTAGCGGTTGAAGGCCGATTGGGCCTCTTTATCCCACTGAGCTTTAGTCTTGAATGACTCGCGCTTGGCCTTGCGACGCTGGCGTCCTGCCTTCTCTTCGGTGCGCTGGCGCTGCGCCGCCTTCTGCTTAGCGGCTTCACGGGCTTTTGCGGTCTGTTCTTTGCCGATCGCGCTGGCGCACTCGAATGAGCAAACTACCTGCCCGTCGCGGACCGGGTGGAACCACTGGCGACAAGCTTTATGGGCGCACTTGCGGCGGGCTGGCTTCATAATCCAACCTCCAACCAGTGTTTTGCTAATCGATACGCAAGAGACGCTCTTTTCGGATTATCAAATGTGCCCAGGTGTTTCGATCTGCCATCAATCTTTATTCCTGCACACCAGCGACTCATATCTTTGTGGTAAAAAACCCCGACAAAGCCAGAGGTGTTATTTGTACAATTCCCTTTGTTCGATCTGGCTGATACGTCACGAAGATTTTCAATGCGGTTGTCATTTCTTACATGATTTATGTGGTCAACCTCCTTGCTTGGCCACACACCATGGATGTAGAACCACGCCAGCCTATGTTCCGGATACCATTTGTTATTAATGCGTATCTTTCTGTATCCACCACCATTAATTCCGCCAGCGCGCTGCCCAGCCTTCACTGACGCTCTATTGACCTTCCAGGTAAAAACTCCAGTTTCAGGGTCATAGTGGAGGATGTTTTTAAGCTCATGCAGCTTAATCATTTGAACGCCCTCCGTGCCGCTAGACGCAGCCATTTCTGATCCACCAGGCGGGCGGTGTAGCCCTTCAGTGTTGGGATATCGGACGGCTTAACCGCTGGCTTACTTTTGCGGCGCGCCGGAACGTTGAAGATGTGATTTGTGATGACGCGTGCGAGAGGATTACCCACGGGAAGCCCTCCACTCTTGCGCCCAGGCGATGCGCTTACTGGATGCCTCGGAAAATTTCACGCCGCGGTCGGTTCCGAACCAGTAAATCGCCTCGATGACGTCGACCATGTAGCGCTTGCTGGATTTGGATGTGCGGACGCCGAAATAAACGCGGCCGCCGTTGATGCCCGGCGCGGATTTCTGTTCCTGGTCCTGGGTCTGGTTTACCAGAACGGTGATGAGGTCCTTCCATTCCTCGCGGGTCAGCTTTTCGCCGTGCCAGACAACCTGGTCAGACAGGTCCTTCAGCAGCGGCCACATAAGACGGTTTTGCTTATCGGTTCGCGTCTCTTCCCGGGCCTCGACCACCATCGGCGCGTGGGGGTTTACCGGCAGAGTGCGGATGAATGCTATGAGGTTGTCTTTGACGGTGTCGTTAACGATGCAGTAGTGCTGCTTCATACGCCACCCCCGAGAGGTAACGCAGAATGCAGAAAATCGCAGGTGCATTTCTGCATCTGTGACAAGGTGAGGAGTTCAGATTGTGGTCGCATTTAAGTCCCCTTAAATGCGCAGAAGTCGCAACCGGCTGTTCAGACCGACTGCGACTTAATTATAGCATCACTTTTGAAAAATGATTATCAAGAATCACTCTAACTTCGGTGCTGCTGAAATCATCGCCGCCCAGCAGAGTTTCGCCCGGTGCGCAGCTTGCTGGCATCCGCTCATGGCATCGTATGCCTCCCACACTTCTTCGTCGCTGAAGAACTCGCCTGGCTCAGACTCAAAGCCTTCGACGATCATATGTTCTGTAGGCTAAATCGGCACCAGCGCCCAACCATCTGGAATTGCCGGAGAGTTACCAATCACAGCTTCCTGAAAGCGTTCAAGCTCCACGTACTCCTGACATAACCAACCGCCATCAATGAAATCGCGAGCTTCAACAGCGTCGAAAGTGAATGATGTTTCGCCGCCAGTTGGTGAGGTTAAGCCGTACAGGTCTGCTACCGACTTAAATTGCGTGACTGGTATGGTACCTTCATTGGTGAGGGTACCATCTGCACCCTGAAGCATGGCGGCGCGGCAGGCGTTAAATCCGCGAGCCCATGCCTCATCAGCATCAGTAACGTCATACTTGACGAATGCCGGGCAATCTTCAGCAGTAACTTCATCCGGCACAGATACCGGCGCTGGATGGGCGGTATATAGCGGTGCGCCATGCGGCAGGTCATTAAAGCCAGGCTTCTTGCTGATACCGCCACTACCTGAACGCTCGTCACGTAATGCCACAGGCTCCGCTTCGAGCGATGCCAGCGCGATACGCGCCAGCTCAATGCGCTCTTCTCGTGTAACCTTGCAGATGTTGTTTCCGTTTGCCAGTTGCTCGATACGTTCTTTGGTAATAGCGCTCATGGGTTATCCCTCTCCTTGGATCGAATTCTTACGGTTTGAACGGCACACCAGCGCCCAAAAATTCATTTCGCAAATCAGCGCTGCCAATACTTCAGCCCGGCGACGACCGCCTAATTTATTGGACTTCCCAACAGAGCGTTTCCGCTTACGAATTACCTTTCTTGCGTGTGCCGCCTGTACTTCATCACGCCGCTGTTTTGATGCATAAACGCCCTTTGCTGGCACTTTACGCGCCTGTTTTTGATAAGCGGTTAACAGGTCATGCACGTCTGTAAATTTACCCATGCTCACTCTCCTTTTCCGGCTGCGGCGGCTACGTTGATTCCAGCGTTATCACAGGCAATGCGGAACGCCGCTTGAAGTTCTCGCGCAACGTGTGGCACATAGCCGTCGAAGGTTGGAATTTCGACCGTCTTCTTCTCTGCGGCTTCCAGCTCATCCAGCAGCGCCAGCACGGTGGCGGGGTTTGCTGCGGCAATGAATACTGAATCAACCTTGAGGCAATGTTGCGCTACCGCTTTCACGCCAACCTTTACCTCATAGCCACGCGCACCTTTGTGTGGCTTGTAAGACTCCCAATTACCCCATGATGCACCGTTTGCCGCATTGGCTGCTTCACGCAGCGCCTTTTTGTCGATGTTGCTCATTGGGCGGATCCTTCTGTCTTTGCCGGGATGAAACGCGATGGTGACCAGTCGCAATAGGTATCCGTTTCTGTGTGGCCGAACATAGCCTTACAGCGTCGGATGTGATGGCAGTTACCGCAACTAGAGCCTTTTGGTAGGCGCATTTTATCCGGGTCGGCAGGGTCATAATTCAGCACTTTGGTGGCGTTGCTCATTGGGCGGTCTCCACTTCGGCTGCAGCTTTTTCCACGGCGCTTCTTACCCACGCGTTGAGGCTGTAGCACTCCTCAGGCGAAAGCTCTCCGACGTCAGCCTGAACAGAATCAAGAATCTCAAACAGGTAGTTTTCAATGCTGCTGAGCATGGCATTTGCCACTAATTCACGGGTTAATTTGCTCATGACTGCACTCCTTTGCGAAGCTGGTCGGCGAACTCGCGGGCATCATCACCGCTGATATCTGCATGCATCTCTTTGGCAAACATCTCCACGGCCTGCGCCCGAACTTCAGCCAGGAAAGCTTCGGTGGCTGGGGTTGAATCAAGCACTTCACAAACATCGTCGTTCTTGCCATCGCGCTCAGTTCGGCAATATCCGCACATGATGTAACTGTCAGCATGCTTTTCAATCGCTGACTTCAGCCCCGCATTCTCCGCAGCCAGCGCCGCGCATTTTGCTTCCAGCTCTTCGTATGTTGGTTTCATGCTGATGCTCTCCCGTACTTGTCTGATAACTCGCCCATTTGCCTGTGGATTTCCGCAAGGTCACACCCTGCGCAGCCCAGAGCTTCGGCTATGAGTTCTTCCTGTTCTTTGGATGGCCCGGTTTGCAGAATTTGATTAAGCTTGCTGTGCGATACGCCGCAGTGCCTGGCGATGCTGATGAGCGTTACACCGTTATCCTTCGCCATGGTCCTAACCATCCAGCGATAATCACTCCATTCGCTCATACCCCTAACCTCCCCCATACCATCAATACCCTTCTCATCGCCGGACTGTTGCGGAACTCCTGAAATATTCCGTTGGTGCAGCTGCGCGCGGTACCAGCCTGCTCTTCCGGTGTCGCCAGGCGATATGTCACCGTTCGCCAGACCTTGCTCACACGCACAATCTTGCGAGACTTTTCCAGATCGATAGCATTCTTCGTGATGCAGTTGATGGTCATGCCGCACTCTGTGGCCACATCCTTCGCGGTGAAGGTCCGGTGCGTTTCGAGATAACGCAGAATTGCCTGTTTGCCCTTCATCGTATTAGCACTCATAGTCAGCCTCCTGTTGCATCTGGCCGCTGTAGGTGAAATCTACCGGGTCCAGGCCGGAGTAGCGGCTGCTGAAGTGGTAGGTCTTTTCTGCACCAGGCGCATGGCGGGACTTCACACAGATGATTTCGGTGATGCCTTTCAGTTCGGTGTTTTCGTTGTACTTCTCATCCCGGTAAACCATGAAGATCACATCTGCTTCCTGCTCAATGACGCCAGACTCTCGCAGGTCTGCGGCAACGGGACGCTTATTAGCGCGCTGTTCAAGGTTTCGGTTCAGCTGGGCCAGAGCGATGACCGGGCAACGCAATTCTTTCGCCAGGTTTTTCAGTCCAGTGGCGATCTCCCCTACACTGCGGTTCATGTTCTCCGGGTCTGACATCCGCATTTTCTGAAGATAATCGACGATGACCACGCCTAGCCCGCCCAGCTTATTGCTCATTCTGCGCGCTTCAGCACGCACCTGATGTACGCTAAGCGACGGCTTGTCGTTGATGTAGATCGGAGAGTCAATGAATTCCTTCATGCAGTGACCAACCTTTCCCCATGCCTCGTCCATTTTTCCGCTAACCTTGCTCAACAGGTCTTCTTTGCTTACGCGTGCCCGGTGGAACGCGACTCGCTCAGAGATTTGTTCCACTGGCATCTCGAGACTGAAGAACAGCACCGGCTTTTTGTTTTTCAGGCCTACGGTTTCTGTCACTGTGGTGCTAAACATGGTTTTCCCCATGCCAGGGCGCCCGCCAACGACGATAAAATCCGTATTGTTGAATCCTCCGAAAGCGCTATCGATGGTCGACATGCCGAGCTCTGTTTTATATTTCCAGATGTCGCCATTGATGATCGACTGGATGGTCTCTAACGACATGTCGATCCCGGTGGTGATGTGTTCGGTTCCATAGTCAGCACTGTGCTCAATACCGGAGATATCGGCCTGTATGTTGCCGATGATGTCAGCGATACCCTCACTGGATGGTTCGGACAGTTTCTGGATCCCTACCTGTAGCGCCAGGGTCATCCGGCGGCCGAGATGCATTTCCCGCAACTTTTCGCAGTACGAGGCAAGGTTCGCGAACGACGGTGTGTTCTTGCTGCATTCAGCCAGGTAAGCGAATCCGCCCGCACTATCCAGCGCTCCAAGGCGCTCAAGGTCGCTGGTCAGTGTCAGCAGGTCTATCTTCTCCCCGGATTCGTTAAGGCGCTTATAGGACCGCAGAGCCACCTTGTGAGGCGTTGCTGTGAAGTGGTCCTCAGTCAGCCCCTCAATCGCGTCAGTCGCCATGTCAACGCCGTCTGTGCGGCCCGCTGCGAGCATGATCCCGCCGATGACGGCCTGCTCAACGTACAAATCGATAAAACGGCTCATGCTTTGACTCCCTTGCGCTCACGGTGCTCGTTGATGGCCTGCTCGTAGACAGATCCCCAGTTCTTCGGATTCAGTATCCAGTCGAGAGTCAGCCATGGCTGATCGCCTCTGGTGCCGAACAGGGAAGACTTGCTAATCAGCTCGAAGGCCATTCCCATGTGCTTCAGTTCTCGCCAGTTGCCCTGGGTGGTTTTGCCGTTCCACACAGCTTCCAGGTCTCGATAGGCCGGACGGCGGCGGTTCCACTCATGCAGTGAAACGGCCTTCGAAGGGAATTTTTCATTCCAGAGCTTGATGATCTCTTCGTGCGGACAGGCTTTCGGGTTGCTTCCATGACCATCTGCCCATATCAGGGCGTCTGACAGGTATCCATCAAAGCGGGTCATACGGCACAGGTTCTCTGGCTTGAAGCTGTGACCCCAGTTCACATGGGCCCAGCGGATAACCAGCTTCAGCTCTTCAGCGGTGTAGCACTGGTCTTTGCTCTTCACCGTGGAGAGAGCTTTCTCAAAAGGCGCCAGTGCAGCACAACGACTACCCGTTAGCTCGTTGAAGTAATCCATCACTTCCTGAGCGAGTGAGTTTTCCCCCTGGGGGGATTTAGGGGGATCTTTTCTTTCTTTCTTTTGAATAGTTTCTTTTGTGTTTAGCTGAGTTGGCTTATGGGTATTAGCTGACTTGGCTAATGTTTCATTAGCTGTTTCGGCTAATGATTTGCCATTTTGGCTAATGCTGAAATTCCAGTCAGAAATCACCTTATTCACCCCGATCGCCAGGCCGTTGGTAACGATGATGTTCATTGCAATCATCTCGTTCTTGGCCTTGCAGACATGCGTATGGTGAATGCCGGTCATTGCTGCAATCTGGGTATTGGTAATGCGGTCAAACTTTTTCCCGAACCCGTAAGTTTTGCGGATCACCGCCAGAACGACCTTCAGCTGGCGAGCCGTTAAATCAGCAGCCATAACCGCTTCCAGCAGCTCGTTAGCGATGCGGGTATACCCATCATCGATATCTGCCACCTGACGCTCCACGACCGATACAGACGGTCTGAAAGGTATTACTTTTGCGAGGCTACCCACGGCCACTCTCCTTACGTTTCAGTTCTTCAAGAATGGCGCGCATCTTCTCTGCCACAATCGGGTTAACCGAGCGGATGAAGCGGTCGCGGGTTATGTTTTTATGTACAGCGGTATGGTAATAGCGTGGATTTTTTGCCATTATTCCTCCTGCAATGAGTGCACACGATTTGCATTTGAAGGCCAGTTCTGTTCGCGCAGACTGGCTTTCGCCATTTTTGATACTTCCCATCACATAACTCCCGGCGCCATAGCGGCCAGACTTGTCACCACCGCAGCGATTGATTCAGTTGGCAGGAAGCGCAGCAGTGCTTCAGCAGCTTCTCTCACCTCTTTCTCAAGGCGTTGTATCGGCTGACCAAGTAACTTCGCCTGATGCGCTTCAGTGCACTCTTTCATGGCCTCGGCTATCAGTTCGGCCTCAGTCTTTGCGACCAGACCGAACTCTCTCGCCACTTTCTCGTTATCCCGCGCCATCACGTCGATAATGACGGGGATCAGTAGCATCAACCCCTTGTCGTTCTTCGGGCCCGGATCGTTAATCATCCGGAAGAAGTTCTGCTTCGTGTTGTGTTCAGAACCTGCCAGTAACAACCCCTTCCCGCCGCGCGCCAGCCACTCTTTCGCAACCAGCTGAGAAATGTGAACCTGAGACTGGCCCGGCGTAGCTTTTTGCCAGGACTTAACTGCCTCCCGTATTCGAATTAGCTTACGGTTATTGCGCGGAACACTTTGATAAATCGAAATCAGCGGACGTTGTTCAAGTCCGGTACTCTGTTGATACGCAAGTGAATGCATTGCTTTGCCTTTCGTGGTTAGGGCCGCCAATCAGGCGGCGTTATTTTTTGGTGGAAACAACGCATCGAGAGATGTATTGCTCCCAAGCTTATTCATCGCCTCAACCAGGCGGCGGCACGAATCCAGGTCTGGTGCTCGTATGCCAGCTTCATAGTTAGCAAGGCGGGACTGGTTCCAGCCGCACGAACCTGCTAACTCTGATTGAGTGATGCCAAGCTTTTTACGTTCGTTGGCGATATTGTTCATGCTGATCCTTTCAAGAATGGTCACTCAGCATCATTAAACACAATTCGTGATTATTAATCAACACAATTCGTGTAAAGCTTTTTAACACGGCGCGTGATACAAAATGAGAATGAATAGAATCGAAGATATAGCGGGCCGCATTAAGCGACTTCGCGAAGATAAAGGGCTGTCACAAAAGGCTCTCGCAGAGCTTTGCGGGTGGGCCTCGCAGTCACGCATAGGGAATTACGAATCAGGCACCAGGAGCGTTAGCGTTGATGATGCAACTGTAATAGCTAAGGCGCTGGGGGTTGCGCCTGCCGAGCTGCTTTTTGGCGATGACTACAAAGGCCCTTACAAGCCAGGTGATAAATACCCAGTTATAAGCAAGGTGCAGGCAGGAGCATGGTGCGAAGCTGTTGAGCCGTACACCCTTAAAGATATCGACCTTTGGCTTGAATCAGATGCTCACATTCAAGGTGAGGCATTCTGGCTACAGGTAGATGGTGACTCAATGACAGCACCGGCGGGTCTTAGCATCCCAGAAGGAACCTTTGTCCTCTTCGATACTGGGCGCGAGGCGATCAACGGCAGCCTAGTAATAGCAAAGCTATCCGATTCGAACGAGGCAACATTTAAGAAGTTAGTGATCGACGGTGCGCAGAAGTACCTGAAGGGTTTAAATCCACAGTGGCCATTGGTAGCGGTGAATGGTAACTGTCGAATTATCGGTGTTGCTGTAGAGACGAAGATGCGGCTGGTCTGATCGGCAAGGTGTTCTGGTCGGCGTATAGTAGGTAGATGGTCATCCCTCTATGGTTGACAATAGTAAAATATACAATTTTGTGTTGACGGCCTAGTTAACTTGGCATAGATTTATCAAACCAAGCCCAGCCCCGTTCGCAGACAATTGTTAATATCTGCATAACGGCTCTGGGCTATTTTTTTTGGGATTTTTATGAAGAAGGCAGCAATTTTAATTGATGCAGGATTTTTCATGCAAAGGGTGCACTCGACGCATCGTAAGCACTTTGCTGAACATGAGCTTACAGCGCAGTGCATCATGAAAGTCATATGGTCTATGGTTCTTTCCCATTTAAACGGAAAGCGGCAATCTCAAGAACGGAGAGATCCTCTTGAACTTTATAGAATTTACTTTTATGACTGCCCACCTTTAGACATTCAAACCCGCCTCCCGCTTCCAGACCCGGGAAACAAGACGACTGGCCGCAAAAACTTTAAGCTTGAGAAATCTTATATTTTGAGAACCGAGCTGCATGAAGAATTAAGAAAAACTCGGAAAACAGCCTTAAGGCTTGGTCATCTCGTTGATAATAAGCGCTGGCAGTTGACAACTTTCTCCCTTGACGCGCTTATGAAAGGGACGAAGAAATGGGATCAACTGACTAATGATGACTTTTACTATGACATTAAGCAAAAACAGGTGGACATCAAGCTTGGAATGGACATAACCACTCTGGCTTATGAAAAACTTGTTGATGTTATTGTACTAGTCGCTGGCGATTCAGATTTTGTACCCGCAGCTAAACACGCCAGGATTAAAGGGATTGACTTCATTCTCGATCCACTCAGGCAGAATGTTACGCCTTCTTTGTCGGAACACATTGATGGGGTCCAGTCATATAGTTTGATATCAGGCCTTGCCGACGCTTTGCATGCTGAGCCCAACCCAGCCCCTGAATGGTGGGAAGACCGCAAAAAAGGGAAGGCCAGGGGTAAGAGTAATAGCGGCAAGCGCGAATATGGAAGCACCCAAGTTGATGCAGCAAAGAAGCACCAAAGGAATAAGCGTTAGTCTATTAAGCCCGGCCACCGCGCCGGGTTTTTTATTGCCCACCCATAAAGCTATCCCCCATTCTGCCGATAACTATCCAGCCTGAAGCTGATAACAATAACTATCGCAACACTACCTGCCCGCCCGTGCGGGCTTTTTTATTGCCCCTTCCTCACCAACTCCGCATCATCCCTGTTAGCTCCCTTCCCTATCACGTTTCCTGTTTCCTTCCGATACTGCTTCAGCTTGTCGATGATGTTTTGCTGGGTCATGGGTAAATCAGCCAGTGACAATTCCATCACCGCCCGCCCCATCGCCTGAATTTTCATGCTTATACGCTCTTCATCCAGAACCATGCACATCCCTCCTGCTGTTTTTTTAAGCGTAGCACTGGTATTTAAAAAAATAAATTCCCTTTCAAATCAGCAACAACACGCTTTGTTGTCATCATTAATCACAATTCGTGTTGACCAATAAAACACAATATGTGATTATCCACCCATCGAAACGAAACATCGACAGCTGAGCGAAGTTAGCCAGCGGCGAAGTGGAGATTCGGTCAGTCGAACGGCGCGACAGTAAACCATGCGTCGGACGCCCGGCGGGCTCAGGGAGAGCGGCAATGGTGCGTAACTGGAATGTTTTGGGGTGTGGTGTGTTCTTCGGAACGACCTGGAAGCGGCTGGATAGACATTCGCATAGGCCAGCAAGGTGCGAAACACCACACCACCAAAGCATTTCTCCCGCATCAGCGGGTAACGACAGAGGTAAAGCGATGGAAGAGCTAATTACAAGCATCAAAAACATTCAGAAAGAAGCTGAAAACGCATTCTCATACTGTGCGATGCCATTTGATCGTCGCATGGACGCTATCAACGAATGGAACCGTCTTTTATGTCCTGACAACGTGAAGATGCTTATTGAAGCACTTGAGGAAAAAGATAAGGAAATAGAGTGTCTACAGGAGGCTAACTACCTTCTTCAGGAACAAATCGAATAACCCGCCACGGCGGGTTTTTTATCGGCCATACATAGGAAGATTTTCGAGTCTGCCCATTTATGACAACCGGCGGCCATCCACCGCCCATTGAAACACTGAATAAATGCGTTGAAGTCTTGTATTAACCGTTCCGTTAGCCGCGATAAGGCCAAGAGGAAATCATGGTAAACCAGCAGCAGATCAGAGAGGCCCAACGACTCGCTTCGTTCGCGGTACTCCATCGCAATGCTCCGGCATGGGAAGAAGCAAAGCGCCTTTACGCCGTCGCCATCGGGAGGACTCTTCACTGATGGAAACTTTATTCGCGCTCGTCCTGACCGTGGCAATGACCAACGGTGATTATCAGGACGTCATTCTCGGCGTTTACGACAGCCAGCAGGAATGCAGCCAGGCAGCTACTGAGCAGAAAGTAACAGCTGAATGCTGGCCGGTAGAAAGCATCCTCCGCAACGGCGAGTTCCCGGCGAAATCCATCGCGCAGCACTAACCCCCTATTCAACCGATCGGCCTGGCTCAATGCGGGCGGGATCTGCACATCCAAATTTCAGGAGTTCAGCCATGAACGCATACCTCACTTACGACCGAATCGAAGATCGGCGCTGGGCTGAGCAGCAGCTCGACGACGAGAAGGAGAAGTGGATCGACGACAGGGCGCAGCAAATCATCGACATGATGCCAAAAGAGCCGTCCGGCCTCTTCCACTTCTCCGTACCTATTGGCTCCAGCCCATACGAAGGACTTCGTAGCGATAAAGCTTGCGAGGCCTACAACGATTTCATTTCGGCAGTTGCTTACGCCCAGGCGGAATACGACTGGGAACACCGTACCGGCTGCCCGTTTTAATTTTTGAGGGGATTAACGATGGCAAACGAATTAACAATCACAGCGACGTCGCTTCAGGAGATAGGCGTCGACGTCTCCACCTGGAGCGCGCTGAAGAACAGCATCTACCCTGGCGCGAAAGACGAATCGGTAATGATGGCGCTTGATTATTGTCGCGCCCGCCAACTGGACCCATTGCTCAAACCTGTCCACCTCGTCCCGATGTACGTCAAAGACTCGAAAACAGGTAAAGGCGAATGGCGTGACGTGGTAATGCCGGGCATCGGGCTTTACCGCATTCAGGCGGACCGATCAGGTGATTATGCCGGTGCTCGCGAACCAGAGTTCGGTCCAGACACGACGCAGACGCTTTCTGGTGTCGAGGTAACCTTCCCTCAGTGGTGCAAATACACCGTCTACAAGCGCATGCCTAGCGGAGAGATCGTCGAGTTCAGCGCCAAAGAATACTGGATTGAAAACTACGCCACCGGCGGCCGCGACACCACGGCGCCGAACGCGATGTGGAAAAAGCGCCCGTATGGACAGCTGGCGAAATGCGCAGAAGCCCAGGCGTTGCGTAAGGCATGGCCTGAGATTGGACAGCAGCCCACCGCCGAAGAAATGGAAGGCAAATTACTGGACGTTGATATCCGTGACGTCACGCCGCGCAGCACTACAGAAGCGCTTCCACCAGCCGCAAGCGAAGAAACCATCCAGTCCATTACCAATCTTTTGAAAGAGCTTGGTAAGGACATGGAGCAAGACTTTCTTCCTCTTTGCAGCGACATCTTCAAGCGGCAAATCCTTGAGGCGTCAGAACTCACTGAAGAAGAGGCGCAGAAAGGGTTTGGCTTCCTTCAGAAAAGGGCTAAGGCGGCAGCATGACACCAGAAATTATCCTTGCCCGGACCGGTATTGACGTAACCACTATCCAGCAAGGCGACGAGGCATGGCACCGGCTGCGACTCGGCGTTATCACAGCCTCCGAGGTGCATAACGTCATCGCCAAGCCAAGATCGGGAAAGAAATGGACAGACATGAAAATGTCCTACTTCCACACCCTACTCGCTGAGGTATGCACCGGCGTCGCACCAGAGGTTAACGCGAAGGCGCTGGCCTGGGGCAAGCAGTACGAGGAAGACGCCCGCACCCTCTTCGAGTTCACCACCGACGTGAAAGTCACGGAGTCTCCGATCCTGTTCCGCGACGAGAGCATGCGCACCGCGTGCTCCCCTGACGGACTTTGCAGTAACGGGTTCGGACTTGAGCTTAAATGCCCTTTCACCTCCCGAGACTTCATGAAATTCCGCCTTGGCGGTTTCGAAGCCATCAAGTCTGCGTACATGGCTCAGGTGCAGTACAGCATGTGGGTAACAGGGAAAGACGCCTGGTTCTTTGCCAACTACGACCCTCGCATGAAACGCGAAGGCATTCACCATGTCGTCGTTGAGCGGGATCCGCAATACATGACCGATTTCAATGAAATGGTGCCGGAGTTCATCGAGAAGATGGACGAAGCGCTGGCGGAGATCGGCTTTACGTTCGGGGAGCAGTGGAAATGAAACGCACACCATTTTACCGCAGGCCCGGGCGCACCGGGCAATTCTCCGGCCTCCGTGAGCGCGTTATCTGGATGATTCAGACGCGTGGACGCCCGGTAACCGGCAGCGAAATCGCTGAGAAGTTTGGCGTAACGCTCATTGAGTTTAACCGTGTAGCCAACGGCATTACCCGCGGCTCCGGGCAGATAGCTCAGATCGTTGAGTCGGAAAAATGGGTCAACGAGGACGGCATCTGCGACCGGACATTCGACCTGGTCACGAAGCCAAAGGTCATTACACCACAGGGCAAATCGCGGCTGTTCACCCGGCGCGCCATTGAGCAATCTCAGGAAGGTAGACGGCAGGAATGCATTGAACGTGCCGCCCGCCGTAGCCGACTGATTGCTCAGGGCCTCTACATCGACGAAATGGAGTCAGTGCTATGAAAGCGTGGTCACTAGAAGAGCTGGCGCTGCTGTGGCGACACTCAAACGCTGAAGTCGCAGAGATTACCGGCCGCTGCATTGAAGAGGTAGGAGATAAGCGGCTGCAAACCAATATTGAGCGTAATGGCTGGGATGTTAACGATCCGGAGCGGGAGGATGCATGACCGGAAAATACTCACTTCTGTATGCCGATCCACCCTGGTCTTACGGCAACACAATCAGCAACGGCGCTGCCGCCGGTCACTATTCCACCATGAAGCTCATCGACATCAAACGCCTGCCAGTCTGGGAGCTTGCCGACGAAAACGCGGTGCTGGCGATGTGGTACACCGGCACGCATAACCAGGAAGCTATCGAGCTGGCCGAGGCCTGGGGCTTTACCGTTCGCACGATGAAAGGCTTTACCTGGGTGAAGCTGAATCAGAACGCGGAACTGCGCATCAACAAGGCGCTGGCCGAGGGTGAAGTCACCGACTTTTACGACTTCCTCGATCTGCTTAACGCCGAGACGCGAATGAATGGTGGCAATCACACCCGGGCCAACACCGAAGACCTGTTGATTGCCACCCGCGGCGCCGGGCTGGAACGAAAGCACGCCGGGATTAAGCAGGTGGTATACAGCCCGCTCGGAGCGCACAGCGAAAAGCCGTGGGAAGTGCGCCATCGGCTGGAACTGCTTTACGGTGATGTGCCGAGGATTGAGCTGTTTAGCCGCAGCGCGGCGCCAGGCTGGCACCACTGGGGAAACCAGTGCGCCACCGCCGCGGTAGAACTGCTACCCGGCTGCGCCATCGACGTTGTGAAAACGGAGGCCGCATGACGCCAGAAACAGACAATGCCATCCGATCCGCCTGCCGCCGCTGCACCGAGGAAATCCAGCAGGCCATGCGCAAGAAGCCAAAGCCAAGCTGGAACGAAACGGTGCCTCCCATCATCAACAAGCATCACAAGAAAATTGAAGCTCTGGGAGTTAGCCTCCTGGAGTTCGTCGTATACACAGGGCGGATTAATCGCCGCTTCGGAGTGGAATCGTGAAAGTTTATATTGCCGGGCCCATGAGCGGCCTACCTAATTTTAACCGCGCCGCTTTTAACCATGCGCATTTTCATCTCTGGTCGAAAGGCCATATTGTTCTGAATCCCGCCCGTCTACCAGATGGATTAACCCAGGCCGAGTACATGGACATCTGCCTGTCTATGCTTCGCTGTGCTGATGCTATCTACATGCTTGAAGGCTGGGAGCACTCCGCTGGTGCCCGAGCGGAGAATGCGTTGGCCGAGAAGCTTGAAATGGAAATTATCTTCCAGGAAGAGGAACGCGCCGCATGAACCGAGCCGCACCCGTTGATTTGAGGAAAAGCCTCGAAATTGCCAACCACCTGGCGCACATCGGGATTCGCTTCGTGCCGATCCCGGTGGCGACCGAAGAAGAATTCCAGGCGCTGGCCGCCGAGCTATCTCGACGGCTTGAGCAGATGGCAGTCGAAGCCGAGAAGAATGAAGGCGGTGCAGCATGAGGTCACTAATCACCAGGTCGCTAAAGCGGCCTTTTTTATTGATGGCGTTCACATTCAACCGAATTAACCGACAGTTCCGGGAGCATTGACCATGGTTACTCAGGCAAGACTTAAGGAGTGCTTAGATTATGACCCGCTTACTGGATCGTTTACTTGGATAAAATCCACCGCTTATTGCATAAAGCCGGGAATGCCAGCTGACAGCCTGACCTGCAATGGTTACATCGGGATTAAGCTCGACGGGAAGAATTACTTGGCGCACAGATTGGCCTGGCTTTACATGTTTGGCGAATTCCCACCTGGTCACCTAGACCATATCAACTGCGTTCGTACCGACAATCGTATCGCAAATCTACGCCCAGCGACTCACACCCAAAACATGCATAACCAAAGGCTGCGCAAGACCAACAAAAGCGGTCACAAAGGTGTCAGTTGGTGCAATAAAACTAAGAAATGGCACTCCCAGTGCATGTTTGACAGAAAGAAATATCACTTGGGTAAATTTGAAAATATTGAAGATGCAATTCAAGCCGTTGAGTCATTTAGAAATGCACGACATGGCGAATTCGCTAATCACGGCCAAACCGCGAGTAAGGAGTGACCATGGACATCATCGACACCGCAGCAGAGATTGAAGAGCTTCAGCGTAACGCTGCCCTTTCCGCTCACCGCATCGACCGTAACGCCGTATCAGCTGAGCATTGCGTGGAGTGCGGCGAGGATATCCCGAGCCGCGGCGCGCTGCCGTTCCCGGCTGCAAGACGTGCGCGGAGTGCCAGGGTGTTATCGAATTGAGGAATAAGCAGAGGGGGATGTGATGCCAGATATCACTCGTGAGGAGGTAGAAAAACTGCTTTCTTACAATCCGGAAACTGGTGAGTTTAGATGGAAGATCAAATGGGGAAATCAGTCTGCCGGAAATTTAGCAGGAAATACTGACAGGCTTGGGTATCTCACCATCCAGGTGCACAGGAAGCTTATTAAGGCCCACCGAATCGCATTTCTTCTCATGACTGGAAGTTGGCCGAAAAGTTACATAGACCACATAAACAGAAACCCTCGAGACAACAGATTCTGCAATTTACGCGAAGTAACCCCACTCCAAAACACCATGAATCGTTCCGTCGCATCAAACAACACATCCGGTGTCGCAGGAGTTTCTTATGAGGAGAGAAGAGGAAAGTGGCGAGCCCACATAAAGGTGAACGGAAAAATGAAAAGCCTCGGATATTTTAAGCAAAAAGAAGATGCGATAGCGGCCAGAAAAAAAGGTGAAGAAACTCACTTCGGCGAATTTTCAGCACGATAAATACAGATCGCTGCGCGCCCAGCGTGCGGCGTAAGGAGAACTATGAGCACCATTCAGGACATCCGAAACCAGCTATCAACTCTGGTCACCGAGGCGCACAAGGTTGCATGCGCCCTCGATATCGGTGACGAGCGAACCGAGGCTTTCGAGCTATACGAAGCGCTTCGTCGACTTCAGCGCCAGGGTGCCGCTGGAGAGGTTCTATCAGCAACCAACCCGCTTCTCGCCTCGCCATATTACGACGAGGACTGGGAGGAAGATGAAGACGACTGACGCAACTGATAGCCAGTTATGAGCTGGCTATTGGGTGCGAAAGCACTGCCTCACATCCCTTGATGTTATTGCCGCCTACGGGCGGCTTCTTTTTGCCTGGAGAAAACCATGAGCGACATTATTCAGTTGGTACCGAATAAATGGGTCACAGAGGAACTTTTAACTGCGACAACCGGCATGTCAAAGCACATGATTCAGCATGCCCGCCGGTCTACCTGGATGGAGGGAAAGCATTATCGCCATGTTGCCCCTGATATGGCACCTAAGCAAAACAGCCCAATCATGTATAACCGCGATGAGATAAACCACTGGATCGAGCACCAAAGCCCAGCGAAACGCCGGAGAATATCTGCTTAAATGTCCTTTGGCACATCAAACGAGGAATGATTATGGCAGCATACCCAACAGGCGTAGAGGTTCATGGCGAATCGTTACGCATATGGTTCATATATCAGGGGAAGCGTGTCAGGGAAAATCTCGGCGTTCCTGACACGCCAAAAAACAGGAAAATGGCAGGCGAACTTCGGGCTTCAGTCTGCTTTGCGATAAAGACAGGCACATTCAATTATGCCTCGCAATTCCCTGATTCATCGAACGCAGAGAAATTCAGCACTGTCAGAAAGCAAATCTCACTACTTGAACTGAAATCGAAATGGCTTGGGCTTAAGGAGATGGAGCTTAGCCTCGGGACGTTGAGGCGTTACGATTGCCACCTCACAACCACTATCGAAACAATTGGTGAGCACAGGTATATCGGCAGCCTGAACACTGAAGATATCCTTAGTGCCAGGAAGGAGCTACTGAACGGCTGGCAGAAGACCAGACATGGCCTAAATCATCCACCCAAAAAGGGAAGAAGCGTTCCTACAGTCAATAGCTATATGGCATGCCTTGGCGGGATGCTGAGCTTTGCTTTCAAAAGTGGCTACCTGAAAACCGATCTGATGGCAGGTATTACCCCTCTCGCAAAAGAAAGACCCATTCCAGATCCTCTTACTTCTGATGAGTATCAGAGAGTGGTTGCGGCCTGCCCAACGCTACAGTTTCAGAATATGGTTATCTTTGCGGTAAATACAGGCGTCAGGCATGGCGAACTAAGCGCGTTATCCTGGGAGGATGTGGATACTGTCAACTGGACTGTTACAGTGTCACGGAACTATTCCCTGAAGGGAAACTTCACCCTGCCAAAAACCAACGCCGGGATTCGAACAATACAGCTGACCCAGCCAGCAATTGATGCCCTCAAGGCGCAAATGCCACTGACCAGAATGATGGCATCCCACAAGGTAAGCGTCAGCCTACGGGAATACAAAAAAAAGAGAACCGATGAATGCACCTTTATATTCTCGCCGTCCATTACTTCAATGAACGGTAAGAAGACGATGTGCTACGTCCCCGGATCCATTAATTCAGCCTGGCGCACTACCCTGCGTCGTGCAGGCGTCCGACAAAGACGGTCTTATGAAACCAGGAACACATATGCGTGCTGGGCACTGGTCGCCGGAGCGAACCCAAATTTCGTTGCGCACCAGATGGGCCATTCGTCAGCGCAAATGCTATTCACGGTTTACGGTAAATGGATGACCGAGAATAACCATGACCAGGTGGGCATTTTGAACGCATCATTTACTCAAAATGCCCCACTGATGCCCCATAGAAAAACCGCATAACCTTAACTATCTGATTTAACATATTAATATCACTTCAATCATGATTCATCTGGATGAGCAAGGTCGGATCGTTTGCCTTTAGCTTCCTGCCGGTAATGTTCTGTATCGCCATTCCTCTGGGTCTGGCGCGCGAAAACAAAGGCGTGGCGGCGTTTGCGGGCTTCGTTGGCTATGCGGTCATGAACCTTGCGGTTAACTTCTGGCTGACCGCCAAAGGGATCCTGCCGACGACCGACGCGGCGGTACTGAAAGCCAATAACATTCAGAGCGTGATTGGTATTCAGTCCATCGATACCGGGATCCTTGGAGCCGTGATCGCGGGGGTGATTATCTGGATGCTGCACGAGCGCTTCCACAACATCCGCCTGCCCGATGCGCTGGCCTTCTTCGGCGGGACCCGCTTTGTGCCAATCATTACGCTGGTTGTGATGGGTCTGTTTGGTCTGATCATCCCTCTGATTTGGCCGTTTTTTGCCATGGGGATCACCGGGATTGGCCGCATTATCAACGGCGCGGGTGATTTCGGCCCGATGATTTTCGGTACGGGTGAACGTCTGCTGCTACCGTTTGGTTTACAGCACATCCTGGTTGCCCTGATCCGCTTTACGGAAGCAGGCGGCACCATGGACGTTTGCGGTCATTCCGTTAGCGGCGCGCTGACCATCTTCCAGGCCCAGCTGAGCTGCCCGGCCACTCACGGCTTCTCTGAAAGTGCGACGCGTTTCCTTTCTCAGGGTAAAATGCCTGCCTTCCTCGGCGGCCTGCCGGGTGCTGCGCTGGCGATGTACCACTGTGCCCGTCCGGAAAATCGTCATAAAATTAAAGGTCTGCTGATCTCCGGCGTTATTGCCTGCGTGGTGGGCGGTACGACAGAACCTATCGAGTTCCTGTTCCTGTTCGTGGCACCGGTACTGTACCTCATCCACGCCGTACTGACGGGCCTGGGCTTTACCGTGATGGCTGTGCTCGGTGTGACCATCGGTAACACCGACGGTAACGTGATTGACTTCGTGGTATTCGGTATCCTGCACGGCCTGTCCACCAAGTGGTATCTGGTGCCGGTTGTGGCCGCCATCTGGTTCGCGGTTTACTACGGGATCTTCCGCTTCGCCATCACCCGCTTCAACCTGAAAACGCCTGGCCGCGATACCGATACGGCCACCAGCGTTGAACAGGCGGTGGCCGGTACCGTTGGGAAATCCGGATATAACACGCCGGCTATTCTGGCGGCGCTGGGCGGTGCGGATAATATTACCTCTCTGGATAACTGCATCACCCGCCTGCGTTTGTCGGTGGCGGACATGTCCAAAGTGGATACCAACGCACTTAAAGCTAACCGGGCTATTGGCGTAGTACAGTTAAATCAGCACAATTTGCAGGTCGTCATTGGCCCGCAGGTACAGTCAGTGAAGGATGAGCTGGCAACCCTGATGCGAACCGTCGAAGCCTGA